GCCTGTTCTGCTTCGGTGATGCCGATATGTCTTTGAATGAATTCTGTCATGTAGTTAGTAATTCTTCTATTGGTGTTACTGGATTTATGTTATAGTTAGTTATTAATAATTCTTGTTTGACATTATCATCAGTTCCTTTCTCTCCTCTATGTGCCATTGAGTATCTAAGATTCCAAAAATTTAATTCATATTCTGCATACATTTGCATCAAACGATGATTAACATTGTAGGTAATCATAAAGTTATATTTGCATTTGTAAACATTCTCTGCAAATAAATTATGGTCAAATGATTTATGCATTTCACGATTCTTACCATACAAAAAATCTTTAATATCATATGGAGGATCAAGAAATATAAATGTATTATCTGACCCATCTGCACTCATAACTTCTGAGTAATCAATATTTGTAATCTTCCAATGTTTAATTAACTTTGAAAACTCTTTTAATTTATCAGCACCAACTAATGAGAAGTTAGAATTAGATGCTGTTTGTGAAAATGTGCTATTCTCTGTGAGACCAGAAAAACTACATTTGTTCATTATAAAAAATGCTACTGCTTTTTCAAAGTCATCATAAGTATCAATTTCTTCTTTGTACTTATTGAATAATGCTTTTGCACTTGCAGTTATTTTATCTTTATCACCTTCATCTAAGGTTTTTTGTTTTTCTTCATTAACTCTCTCAGATAATTCCTCACCACGATCTCTTAATTGTACCCAGAAATTATATAAAGGTACATAAAGATCATTAATCCAAATTGGTATATCTGGATTAGATTTAGTCACATCAATTGCAATAGAACCACCACCTATAAAAGGTTCACGATACTCTGATATATTTTTAGGATACCATTTTGATAATGTTTTGATTGCCTTTGATTTACCGCCAGGATATCTTAATGGTGTCTTAAGAGATTTAATTGACATCTTCTATTGTTTCCCAAATGATATAGTCGTCAGGATCAACCATTGGCATATATCCTCCACTATTTCTTCTTGGCATAGTAATAATATCAATAGTTTCTTCAAACCATCTATTCATTGATTTTGCCATCTGACGATATCCAGTGCCAACATAAACTTGACCTGCAACAACTGCGACAGTTGCTATACCCCAGAATAAGTAATAACTTGAAGATTTCATTTGTGCTTTTCTTTTTGTAAATGTTGATTTAGTCATAATTAAATAATCAATTTTTTAGTAGGAGTTGATATCTTACCAAACATTGTTTTATATTCCTCAACTATTTCTTCTTGAGGTTCTCCTATGTAAACAACATACCCTTCTGATACTTTTATCTTTCCTTTTTTATGTAAAGGAGACCAAGGAGCAAATGCAATTTGTCCTGGTTGTTGAGATGGCACAGCAACAATGGGATTCTCCATTGTAATTGTGTACTCATTTTCTTCGATAACGTCGGCGATTACATCTTCACCAGACCACATACGGATTAATTTAATAGTCATTTGAATTCACACTCCACCATAATTTCTGTTAACGCCGCCAAAAGATTAATCTCTTGATCTGCGACGAACGCAATCTGGTATTGATATTTTGCGATAATAAGGACAGCAGCAGGTATACTGCTATGCTCCAAGGAATCATATAAGCTATCGTAAATACGACGCAATAAAACAGAAGTGTCGTTATCCATGTTGGTAACAACCCACTTCCGAACCTCGGAGAAGTTTTTTTGTTTGAGATTTTTAATGAGATCATTTACAGCAACGTCTGAGAATGCAGCAAGTATGCCACTATCTATTTTACCACTAACTGCATATCTTTGACACTCATTAAGAACTCTTCTCCAATCTGGAAAATGTTTGTTAATAAGTTCTGCAAGAACCTTTTTATCTGCCTCTACTTTTTCTTCTTCTAGGATAGAATTTAATCTTGCGAAGAATTGTGATGCTATTGTTGGTTTGTCTTTTTTATTAACTGAGAAATCAACAACAGAACACCTACTATGTAAAGGGTCGATAATTTTGTTTTTGTAATTACAGGTAAAGATAAACCTGCAGTTTCTGGAGAACTCCTCAATAGACGCTCTAAGGAGGAGTTGTACGTCGGAAGTGGTATTGTCTGCTTCGTCAATGATGATGACTTTATGTTTCGAGTCACTCGTAAGAGAGACTGTAGATGCGAAGTTCTTTGCACTGTTCCGAACCGTGTCAAGAAAACGTCCTTCATCCGATCCATTAATGACATAATAATCTGCTCCTAGTTGATAGCATAGTGCTTTTGCTACTGTGGTCTTACCAATGCCTGGTGGACCTGACAATAACATATTTGGGATCTCACCTCTTTCAACAAAATCTTGAAAGGTTTTTTTAATACCTTTTGGTAAGATACATTCATCAATTGTAGTGGGTCTGTATTTTTCAACCCATATAAAATCACTCATTAATTAAATCCTTTGGATTTAGGTTTGGGTTTGTCAATCACTTCGATGACAGTTCTTTCAAAAAAAGGTGAACGACAGTTGTTCCACCACCACTCTTGAACCTCATCCCAAGATTCTACCACAAACGATTTGTTTTGGCAAACTATCTTATAGTGATGACGATCATATAGTTTATCACTTGTTTGTGCAAACCATTGTGGATCATCCTTTGCGATTAATTTAGTCATCGTGATCATCCCAAGGATCTACTAAATTTTTATTTGCAAAGAATCCCTTATAAACACCATAACCTGCTAACAGGATAGTAATTACTGCAATTGAAATACCAAAAGTAAAATCAGGATTGAATGTAAAATGTGGTATTAAAGTATCATTACACTTAGCAATTTTGTCTGGATCATTCCAAGTACCAGGTAATGTATACACTGGTGGACACGCTAAAAAAATCATTCCTCTAATCTCCATTGTTTTCTCATTTTAACATATGTTTCGTTTTTTGCAACTATGTCACGAACTCCTTTGAATATGGTTGCTGACTTTGCATATTTACTTGTAGCATGATCTGGTTCTTGAGGTTTTACATTACCCTCACTATCATACTTTTTACCTGAGTTATGATTTGCATATCTTCTTGCACGAGTAAAACCCATCTCAAGAAACTTACGACACATATCCATACCTATAAAATCTTTTTCATCACGATAATCAAGATACATCGCAAATATTTTATTAGAAGATTTTACTGCTTCATCAGGAGTTTTGAATCTCCAATGATCACAAATAACGTTAGTATAAGGGCGAACCAATAGAACTCCTTGCTCTCCCCTTCCAATACGATAAAGTTTACGATTTCTCTCATCTTTAAAGTCAATGTTTTTGTAATCAAGTTCATAATCAAATTCTTTCATAACATTTAGATTTAGTGTTTGTGGCTTCTAACCATTCATTTAAATATTCTACTGCCTTTTGTGGTTCACAGTGCTCACCACAAGTAAAAATGTCACAATATGCAACACCTTTTTCTGGCCAAGTATGAATACTTAAATGACTCTCTGCCAGTAAAGCAAATCCAGTTATACCTTGTGGTATAAATTTTTGAGTTTCTATTTTAAGAACTTTTGAATGTGATGCTTCTGATGCATGAAATAAACAGAACTTAATATGTTCTTCATCATTCAACGCAGAGAAAGGACATCCCTCTAATTCAAATAGAATGTGCTTCATAACCAATTCGGTTTTTTGGATGGGTCACGAAGATAATTAGATGCAGCCCAAGGTTTGCTGCTAATGTAATTCTTGTAAGCAGTAAGAGTGTCAAGGCTTGTGTCATATTTAAATACATCTGGTCCTGCAAATGCGAATGGTGTTGCTTCTTTGTGGCATAGTAATGTTCTTCCTGTCTTTTCTTCAAACACTCTCTCTGCTGCATTCATAGCAGTTTGACAAGAATGTATTTTACCATACCTATGTGTATACTCTTGAAGTAATCCAAAACCATGTTGAATTAACCAAGCAGTATTAGCAATACTTTGTGCTGCCCAAATAGTACAAGGGTGTCCCCGAAAGGCACCCTTCTCTGTGTTGTATGGAGTTCCATCTTTCTTAGGTAATAAGTCATTACCCCAGTTGTAATACCACTTAGAATAAACTACTGCCAACATTTGACAAGTTTCTAATGGCATCTTAACCACATGTTTGTCAGGCAAAACTTCTGCCGACTTAACAGGGTCAGGATCTGTCACGAAAATGTTCATAATAAAAATATCTTACTTTTATTATAACACAAAATTATTTTTTATCAATATTCTTTATAATTTCTTTCTGTTCTTTTAAATATTCTTCTCTACCATCTTTAGTAAATACCTTCTTCTCATAATCAAAGTAAGGATGGGGTTGGGCATTTTCAAAAGGATTCTTCGATGTATTTTTCAATACAATAAATTTATCCTTTGCAAAAGTTCCTGCAACTTGTACTTCAATATCATCACCGTCTTTCCAGTTTATTTCACCTTTTAAATTAGTGTGAAGCATTGCTTCTTGTATCTTGTCAATTAGTTCTTGAGTAAGTTTCATTCTACTATGTCAAAGTGCCATTTTATGTGTTTAATATAATCAAACGTACATGATAAATCTGCATCACAACTTATATCATACTTTCGATCACAAAGAAAATTTCTTAGTTCTTTCACTGATGCAAAAGAACCTTGTTTTTCAAAATTTTCATTGTAAAGAATGTACTTCATTTCTTCTTGAATACACCTAACTTTGTTAAAAGATAAAGTACTAGTATTGTCCAAAATACAACTTCTAATCCGACGTTATTCATTAACCAAATGTTGAATCAGGTTCTAATGCTATGTAGTATTTTAGATCGTAACGGGTATTAGAAAACTTAGAAAGTAATTTACTTGATACTACAACATCATATGCACCAGGTATAATTTTAATATTCTCTACTTTAAAGTTAAATACGAAATCTTTATCAGTTTCACCAACTACAACTGCATATTCATTTGATGTATCATTTCTCTTATCACGAACAACAAGTTTCACAACACCTGCTTCACCAACTGCTGATAGATCAGGTAATTGATATACTGCAGCTGCTTTAAGTAATTTATCTAATGATGTACTTTCTAGTTGGAAACAAACATCTTCTGTAGGAAGATTGATTTCTTTCTCAGGAGGAGCAGTAATTACTTGTGGATCTGCATAAAAATATTTAACTCTTCTTGTCCCTTCTTTAATTGCAATGTATGACTCAGGACTAAAATCTAAATCAGGATCTGAATGTAATCCAAGTCCATTTAGAAACTGATTAAGATCATAGATTGCTACATCACGAGGAAACTCTTCTGGAATATCTGCTTCTGCAAGAATATTTTTAGCAACAGATATTGTTCTTAATTTATTACCTTCTTTGACAAGGATTGAGTTGTTGATACCTGCAAAATTCTTGAGTACATTCAAAGTGTTGTCAGATAATTTCATAGTTCTTTCTTTTAAATTCATTATGTTTAAGGCATGTTAATGTCAATATTCCCTGTTGTCATAGGGGGTTTATTGTAGTGCTCATCAAAGTGTAATAATAGCATAGCATAATGTATGACTTTTAGCAAGTCCTTTTTATTACGACCATCTTTATTTCCATATCGACTTCCATACTTAAGTATGTTTGCTTGACAAAAACCTGATGCTAAATCTTTAGATGCCATCAAGTCAATTGTCTGAACTTTACGAAACTCATGTGAGTTGCCTGTGTAATGTCCTTGATATGTTCCAGAGACATATTCTTCAATATCTTTTAGAATCTCTTCTTCGTGATATTTGTAATAATGTGCATGTTTTGGTTCGTAATCCATTCTGTCTGCCATTTGATATGGGGTATAATAATGAGCATATTGGTCGTCTATATCTGACATGTAATCAGAAGAAGAACTCATATAATCGACTTCGTAATCAAGTCCATCATTTTCTACAAAAGGATTTTTTGCATTAGGATCATTACGAGTGTAATCATACCAATATTTTGAGTGCTCTATTTCTGGTTTATCCATAGGTAAAAAGAAAATCGTTTACCAGACTCTCTGCTTTTTCTTTTCCAAACTTACCAGACAGGTATCCTGCAACTGGATCGAGTTTAGTCATATATGCATCAAAATCTTTGTATTCACTGGTTTCAATTCCAGTGGGTTTCTCTAATTCTACCATCTCCTTATACTTTGTCAAGTAGTTCGTAAACATTTCAAGATGTTCATCAACTTCATCCATCGTACATTTTGCAATGTAGATATTGTCTGAGAAATGATTACCAGGTTCAAAAAAACGATAGTCCCCCTCACTCTTTGGTAAACCATCAACTGAGAAAGAATATTTTTCTTTTGGATGTTGAAAATCAAATACAATAATTATTTTCTTTTCAAAGAAACCCATCAAGTCCATACCAAAACAAGGGAGATTACTCCCTGTCTTTGGATAGATGATATTGTTGTAAATAGAAGATTTATCACTCCATATATCAACCTCTCTTGCTTTGATAAAGTAATCAGTTGAGTAGGTCTTGGCAATCAGGGAAGTGCCTTTAGCTTCCCATCTTGCCCATGTTTCTCGATATTCAAAGTCAGGAAATATCGAGAACAGAGTGCTTCTATAATTATCCCATAGGTGTTTCATCTTTTGTGATCTCAAAGTCTGCATCTACTTTATCATATAACTCTAAGAATGATTGCTTGGTTTCATCATCAAATCTGTTGATACAAACCTTGATTGCATTCTCTTTGCTCTTAAAGATAGCATATGCACGAAGTATGTGAACTAATCTACGAGTACTGATGATCTCTTCAATACCACCATCATAGAATGTCTTACGAATAATGTCTGCCCAATCTACAAGTCTCTTACAGAACTCAGTATCATTAACATTAAGTGTTGTTGCAACGTTGTTAAGTATCTTTATCTCATGTGCAGGTGCAGGATATGCTTGCTCAAAAGTTACAGGGAATCTTTCTAAGAATGCTTCATTCAATACGTTAGTACCAATGAATCGTCCATCGTCAGAACCTTTACCTTTTGTGTTTGCTGTAGCAACAACATTGAAACCTGCTTTTGGTTGAACAAATCTACCAATCTTCTTAAGGAATAATCCTTTACCTTCAAGAACTGGTTGTAGACAAAGTATCTTGTTAGATGCTAAGTCAATCTCATCTAGAAGTAGGATAGCTCCCCTTTCCAAAGCTTCAACCACAGGTCCGTTGTGCCAAACAGTATTACCATTAACAAGACGAAACCCACCAATAAGATCGTCTTCGTCTGTTTCGATGGTGATGTTGACACGGATTAACTCCCTTCCTAGTTGAGCACACACTTGTTCGATACCGAATGTCTTACCATTACCTGATAGACCTGTGACAAAAGTAGGATAGAATAACTTAGAAGCAATAATCTTTTTAACGTCTGGGAAGTTTCCAAACTTAACAAATGTAGAGTCTTTCTCAGGAACTAAGTTTTGTTCCACTTGTGGAAGAACCGCAGGTGAATTGAAAGAGTTCTCAATGTTTTCAACTGCTGCTGTGGTAACTTCAAGATTCCACTTGCCTTTTGCTGTTTTAAAATTCTTTAATCTTTTAGTTACTGTTGCATATCCAATATCATTCATAGCACAGAATGCTTTGATATCAGTTGCTGTAAATTCTGTTCCGAAGGATGCTTTCAATTTTGAAATGATTTCTTCGGTAGTCATTTTGATTGTGAATGGTACGTGAGTCATGATGTGGTGATTTATTTATATACTAATAATAGCATTAAAAAAGGGGGTTGTAACCCCCTAGTGGACACTTTGTTAATTGTCACGCAACCAACTCTATAAACTCTCCAAGAATCTTCTTGTTCATTTTTTTACCTTTAAGACTCTTGTTGAATGCTCTCTTAATCTGTGCCTTTGTAGCGTCTTCCTGTACTTCAAACTCGGTGTCATTACCAAGTGCAGTTGATGACAATCCAAAGTATACATGGTATCCAGAACCTTTCAATGACACAGACTTATGCTTTCTCCAGTGCTCTAAATCTTTTTGATACTTAACCTCATCAGTTTCATACTTACGGATAAAGGAACTACCCCAACTACTTGGCATAATACGAATACCTATGAAGTTTGTATCAGGAAAAGTTTGACATAGATCTTCAAGTAACATATCAGTAACATCACCATAATAACCCATATCTTCTTTACATGCATAAACATGACCTGTCTTACGATTACGAAGATAACAATTACTACTTAAGTATGATGTGCCCATATATGGACGATCTTCCCAATCTCTTTGTAGTTCACGATTGAATCTAATTGTTTGAGATTCTCCATCAGTTAGAACAACACATTGAACTTTCTCAAGACCATTTTCTTTCTGAAAATGAGGAAGTATTTGATGTAAACAAACCATTGCTTCATTTAAAGGTGTTCCTGATAAATTCATACCAACTGGACAATTGTAGTATCCACCACGATGATCAAAATATTTTGCTAATCTAAAGATATTTCTCATTTGAGTATTCATATCCTTTGCTCTGGTTTTACTTGTAAGTAAATTCATCAAAGAAAAACTTGAATCCATATGTAATGTGAGGTTTTTTTGTTCTATCTCACGATTTGGAGTTGGATAAGTATTTGTAAATGCATAAACCTCAAATGGTATGTTTACTTTTTTACAGAACCATACAAGATTGAATAATTGCTTGATAGTGTCCATCAACACATTTTGCATTGAACCTGACCAATCAAGTAAGAATATTAATCCATGATTCTTACCATCAGGTATTACTGAGACTTTTTTGAATAGGTCTTCATTAAATTTGTAAGTGTGTAATACAGTTGTATCGAGAATACCAGTCCGACTAGTAGTAGCACGGGCGTATGCTGCAGCAGATTTTTTACACTCGAATTCTTTGACAAGATAGTTTACCTCCTTTTGTGCGTCTTTTTTAAATTGTGCGAACTCTCCATCAACCATTTCAAAAATATTCAATGGATTGAATTTATGTCCACGATAATCTTCATAGAATTTTGCAATGTTAGGATTCTTTGCAAGTCTCTCTAAATATTCTTCTTTCCATTTTTTTTCTTCTCCTTCCCATTCAGTAACCATATCATCATGAATCTTTTGATTATCAATAATGAATTGCTTTAGATTGATCTCTGGCAATTCGACATAATGAGTTTCGTTAGAAGTTGTATTAGATAATTCTCGAAGAGAATCCGTGAATGTTTCATCTGTCTCTGCTTCAATCTCTCCACACTCTTCTCCACCTTGAATACCACTCGCAGTGCTAGATCCACCAGATTGTGTGACTTCCATTTCTTGCTCTTCACCATCTTCACCATTCTCATCTTTCTCCATAGAAGGTTCTTCATTAGATTGACCTGACGTTGAATTGTTTTCAAGTGAACCCTCAGACTCTTCATCTACTTGCATATTTGCTTCTTCTGCTTTTTGCTTTTCTGCTTGAGTCTTACAATATTCAAAGATTAATTTAGCAACTTCTAGTACATCTTCAAATGTCTCAGTTAATCCAGTGCGATTCATCAAGAATGTTTCTTCATTACTAAAGAAAGGAATATCAGTAAAATTACCAACCTTGTAGTATAAATTGATTCTGTCAGCAAGATTAAACTTAGTAAGGTCTTTGCCCTCTAATTTAAAGAAGTCGTCTTCTGAGAGACTAGAGTAACCTCTGAAGAAAGTCTTAGATAAACCACCATATCTTCTCTTCATTAACTTCTCAATACGTGCATCTTCTACAATGTTTACGATTGAAGCAGATATTTCATGATTAAACCACCACTCATCGTCAGGTGTATAGAGTGCGTGTCCAACTTCATGACAAACTAATGTATCATAAACTTCTTCTCCTGCATTGTCCCAAGTAGGAAGAGTCAATACTCTTGTACCGACATTGAATGATGCAGTATCAACTGATCTATGTTCTACGATTAAGTCTTCTGTAGCAAGTAATCTAGCAAGTTGTCCTTTAACTTCGTGTTTGATTTGCATGGTGGTTTTTTATCTGATATATCCAGTATACAACGAAACCCCACCGTTGGCAGGGTTAAGTAGACGCTTTATCAACTGTCTACGCCTTTCTCTTGCACTTCGTAATGCTTGAGGTTTAAGTTTTCTTTTCTTCTCCTTTTTGGAGTGATGTTGCCAATTAGGTACTTTCATCTCTATCTACTGGTGGAGTATACTCATATCCATATTTATTTAAATACTCTTCAAATAATTCATCAGGAACTAAACCTTCCCAATATTCCTTTTCAGTATACTTTCTCATACTATTCTACTAAATCCTTTTACTTTGTCAAACTTGATGACACTATTGAACTTATCATATAACTCTGTCTTGTGTGATATGACAAATACATTTGCATCTTTAATCACAAAACGAATTATCTTTAAAAACTCATCTGTACCAAATCCATCAAGAGAACTATCAAAAACTTCATCCATGATTAATAGATTAGTATTGACAGAGTTTTTAACTCTTGCAATCTCTCTCCAAGTAAATAAAAGTGCCAGATCAATTCTCATCTTCTCACCCTCACTAAAAGAAGAATATGAAAAATCTTCATGTATTGGTGATCTTACAGTTTCAACAAACTCTTCATTTAAAGTAAAATTGATATAGAAGTCCATCAACTGCAAGTAACGATTGACTTGTTGATTGATAAATGGTAGATATTTTTTAATTATTTTAGTCTTGACACCATCATCCTTTAACAGAGAATATGCGAAGTCGTGATATACAACCTCCTCTCTTCTTTCTGAGGATTCTTCTAATGTTGTTTCTAGAGTTTTAGTAAACTCAACTAATTTTTCATTTTCAGTACTTCTATTTGCAAGTTGTTCGGTAAATCTTTGAACTTCTGATTCCAGATCTCTGATCTGTCGTTGGAATCCAGAAATCTGAGTATTGTTTTTAGAAATGCCATTGTTGAGTTTAGTAATCTCCTTTGATAATTGATTGAATTGACGTTCTCGGTTTTGCTCTTCTTTGATGGTCTCTTCAAGGTCATCGTAACCTTTTTTAAGTTCCTTCGCTTTAGTTTGAACGTCATTAATTCTATTTAAACGAAATGATTCTTCTATGTTTTGAGTACATGTAGGGCATGTTACATTTTCACTGAAGAACTTATGTTCTTTAGTAAGGGTTGCTACTTTATTGGATAATTTACCTTTGAATGTGTTAAGTTTCAGTAACTTTTCTCCTGCACCAGTTACCTCTTTTTGTTTTTCAGTAAGTCCACAGACATCATCTTCCAACCCTTCGTTCTTCATTGTAAGGACACATATCTCATCACTAAGACCATCTCTTTTCTTTTGATTTTCAGTAATATTATCTTTCCCTTGCTCTTCCAACTCCTTGATAAAGTTTTCTTGCATGGATATTTTATCCTTAATATTATCCCTTTTTAGATCTAATGATCTTATCTTTTCTTTTTCAGTGCGAATCTTTTCTTTGATTAGAGTATTCATTGCGGAGAATATGCGAATATCTAAAAGATCTTCAATTACATCTCTACGATTACTTGTGGATAATTGCATGAAAGGAACAAAACTACTGCTACCCAGTATAACAATCTGAGTAAATGACTTGTAGTTCACCTTTAATATATTTTCTTCTAGTATTTTTTGATTTATCCTATCATCAGATTCCTTGTGCATTAAATTACCATCAACCTCAATATCAAACTTATTTGGTTTGATAGATCTTCTTACAAGATAATTCTTATTATTAACATTAAACTCTACCTCAACTACACAATCTTTTTCATTCGTAGCATTGATGAGTTGAGATTTATTGACTTTACGAAATGGTTTATTAAATAAACTAAAAGTCAAAGCATCCAACATTGTAGATTTTCCAGAACCATTTGTTCCTACAACTAGGTTAGTAGTATTTCCTTGAAAATCTATTTCACTCCAATGGTCTCCTGTTGACAGGAAATTCTTCCATCTAATCTTTTGAAAGGTTATCATTCTTAGGGGGTATTACGAAATCGTCGGGTGTAATCACAGTATACTTATAATTATACATCCTACAGGTCTTTATGGCAAGCTCATCGTCAACTTCTATGACAGCCATCTCTTTTTGATATTTCTCGTCATCTTCAAGCATCATTGCATATCTTTCAGCATCGTCCTCTTCTTCAAAAAGAAACAATACTTTATCTCCTTGACTATCCTGCACAGCATAGGCACCATCTTCTTTTCTAGTTTTTAATGTAAGTAGATACACTACTCCACCTCGCAAGCTTGTCTATAGAGATCCTTAAAAATGTTTTTGATAATATTTTTGTCGTATTCAAAGTCACTGTCATCAATATATCTATTCAAAATTGAAAGTGTGTTCTCATCTTCATCAATATCAAACTCATCTCCAACCTGTATATCAAAATTTTCAATAATCTTAAGGTCTTCAACACCTGCACTATACAATTTATCAACAAATCTTTCAAACTCTTTTGGATTTGATTTCTTACGAACAATAACTTTAACTATCTTACTCTTGTATGGAGTTGCATCAAACAATTGGTATGGAGTATCCTCATAGTAAATATTATGAAATAACCGATATGGATTATTAACAGGAGTATGAATACAAGTTTCTGTATCAAAGAAATGAAAACCTCTAGTATCATTTACATCATTCCAGAACATTTCATATGGATTGCCAAGATAGTGTATCTTTCCATTTGTAGATCTTGTATGAAAATGACCTGAGTATACTGTGTCAAATTTATCAAAGACAGTAGTGTCCATACCAGTTTCCATCATATGACCACGAGTTGCTTTGAATCCATTAATCTCTAAATGACCCATTGCCACTTTACTAGTGGACTCATCAATCATTTTTTTACTCTCATCATAATTTTCTACATTAATCCAAGGTAAAAGAAGTATTTGTAATCCGTCTAATACAATTTCCTCTGCCTTTGAGTAGGTTATGATATTAGGATAGTCCTTTAATAATAACTCAGGTGAGTTGATTTCATTCGTATTTTTATAGTAACAATCATGGTTTCCTGTGATTGCATGAACCTTATATTTCTTCATAGGTTCAAATATCACTCTCTTTGACCACTCTAAACTATAATAGTCAATTGATTTGCGACTGTCAAAAATATCACCCATATGAATGATAGTATCAATATTATTCTTTTCTAACTCAGGAAAGAATATATCTTTATAAAATTTTTCAAAATACTCATGGAGATGCTTAGATCCTTTACGGGCACCGTAATGAGTATCGGTTATAACTGCAATCTTCATCTATTACTTGACTTATATTGAATATTATCTTTTATTGTATTGTAATCAGAACTACTACCTGACATTGCATTGTCATCTACATTCATGACTTCATCAAATCCACTTCTTTCTATGATCTTTGTTTTGATATCTAACTGTTTTTTCTCTTTTTGTATTCTTCTTAAAAATGCATAGTGAATAATCTGAGTAAAGTATGCAAATGGATTTCTAGACTTCTCAGGATCAAAGTTATGAATATACTGAACACAGTTTTCAATACCATCAGATATCATATCATCACGAAACATATAATTAACAAAGTTTGGTTTGTATGATAAGTGTGTTGCAATCTTTAAAAAACATTCTCCGAGGTAGTTTGTAATTCTTGGTTTTGGTAAATCATTCTCTTTCGCATTAGCAACCTTCTCTCGATACACTATCAATGCCTCTAAGAGTTGTTTGTTATTAACATAATGTTCAGACTTCTTTCTAGGCATTAAATGTCTCCGTCTATCTGTATTCTATTATAACATACTTTCAGTACTTGACAAGTCATGTAAAAGTGTGTACAATAACTCTGTAAGGGTTCAAGGGATAAAACTAGCCTTCTTTATTATTCTTAAAGGGCTTCTTCCAAACTTCTTCAAGACTCTTACGAGCGTCTTCAACACTAGAGATATATCCCATTTTTCCATCAGGTTTGACTTCACCACCAGAAGGTAAGAGTTTAGTTATATCATCTTCTTCATTTGATTCTTCAACGTATCTTTCATATAATTTAATTATTTTTTGATCTTTAACTTCACTCATTGTAATAATTTTATCAGTACGGAAAACAAACATATCATCATCTGCTAACTCCATCCAAGGTTTAATCTTGACATACATTCCATTACTAATCATTTTCATGACAACAGGAGTGTGAGCAACAATAATTGGTTCTTCACCAGTTTCGTCAACGCAAACCGATGCAAGAATTTCTTCTCCAGAAATCAATTTAATTACAGCTACGAATTCTTCTCCCATCAGTTTTTTAAAGGTATGTTTACAATATCATAATTAAAATTTTCTTGATTGTAGATTTTAATTCTCTCAATCAAATGATTAAGTGTGTAGTTCTTTCTCTTATTATAACTTATATCGTCAGCAATGTCATATAATGTTGCTTTCAGTTTACGATCACCCTTTCTTAAGACTCTTCCAATAGACTGAAGATTCCGAATTCTCGATTTAGAAGGACTAGCAAATATAACGTTGTGTAAGTTTTTAATATTAATTCCTGTGGAGAAAGTTCCATATGATGCAACTATTATAGCATTGTTTTCACGTTCGGTGATTGCCCGAATATTCTCTCTATCCTCAGTTTCAACACCACCATGAACAAAGAAGACTTGACGATTACCAGTCTTACTTTTATTTATCAGATCAAATAATGGTTGACCATGTGCCTCAACACGACTGTATAATATCAGGGTATTACCACTTAAGTCTAAGGCAAGATTTTTAATAAATTTATTTCTTCGATCATGACCGATTATATATTGTATTTCGTCTTCAAATGTTTCAAATTTATTCGGTGAGTGTTTCAATAGCAACACATTGATGTCCAAAGTTGCAACATGTCCCTTCTTCATTAACTCTTCGGTTTTAATAATCTTGTAAGAAGGACCAAATAAACCCTCTAAAACCCACTTATGTGTCTGTGTTCCGTCAAGAGTTCCTGTGAAACCGTAACGATATTTGGCATCAGCAAGTTTTGTCATTATAGATACTAGTGATTTTGATTTAAACTGGTGAGCTTCATCCCCAATTACCACAGAAAATCTTTCAAAATACTTTCGGGGGAGCTTATAGATTGATTGCCAAGTTGTAATAATGACCTGAGAGTCTGTCTCTCTTTCTTTTCCAGCGTATATCTTGTGGCAAAATGAACCTACGTCCCAACCATAGTCTGCAAAATCTTTATACATCTGTTCTACTAACGAGGTCGTCGGAACGACTATCAGAGTATTTTTCCCTTTCTCAACAAAATATCGAACAATCGAGTATATCATCAACGATTTACCCGAAGCAGTTGGGGATATCAACAACTTTCTATTATGTCTTAGAGCGTCGTATACTCCCTCTACTTGATAAGAACGTGGTTTGAACTTGCAAATAGAATTCATATAATCTTTTACACCCTCCATTGATATGAAGTCGTTTACTTCAAATGGAAGTCCATAGAACTCGCTGTCTGTAAATGAATAATTATAACCGTGATCTCTACAAAATTGGATTACTCGATCTAATAATCCTACATATATTTCTCCTTTCTGAGTATTAAATAACCTTATCTTTCCATCCCAATACTTTTTTTGGTATGATGGCATATACTTTACACCAGGTACTTCAAACGTAAAACTGTCTGATAGTTCATAGTATACATGTGGTTCTGCCTCAATCTTTAGGAAGACCTCATTTTTCTTTGAAATAACCAAATGAGACATAACATCTCCATCATTTCAGTTATTTATACTATGTTCTTTGAGTGAAATCGATACCTTCCATATGGTCGTATTCGTGTTGAAATACTCTAGATGCAAGTCCTTCCAACTTCATTTTGTGAGTTTTTTTATCTTCATCTTCATATTTTACAACAATCTTATCTGGTCTTTTAATCTTTAAGAAAAGATCTGGATAGGATAGACAACCTTCTTCCATTTCAACTTCTTCGGTATATGACTTGATAATGCGAGGATTAAAACATACCATTACTTCGTTATGTTCTAAATCTCTTACCATTACAAATGCTCTTTCCCAGATGCCAATTTGGTTTGCAGACAGACCAATACCATTATAATGGATCATATTATCTACTAATGTTTTAGATAAAAAATTTCTATCTAAATTATAACTACAAGAATTAACTCGATGATGAAATAATTGATGTTTTGGTTCTACTAGTTCTCTTATCATTAGAATCCTGATTGAAACTTCTGCCATTCAATGGCATTTTTTATTTGATATGTACGACCTGAGATGTTTCTAATTATCTCTTCAAGAAATTTAAGTGTGACATCATAGTATCTTATCTTCATGTCTGCTGTGCTTAACTTCTCATCTGCCTCCATATGCCTCTGTATTGCATCTTTTTCTCTAACCTTATACGGAAATGGGTCTTCTGCATATACCTCTGCAGGTGCTTTACCAGTGTAATAATTATGTCTTTCTAAACGAATACGATTATATGACTCTCTTGCTTTCTCTCTTAATAAAGAAATAGTATTATAAACTGTGTAATACTTTGAGTGAAGTTGAGGTATTTTTAGTGATTCATTATGTAGATTATCAGGATCAATGGTTGCATCACGCTCCCACATCTCTTGAATTTTTTCAAGATTCATAGACGAGTTCTGGCATCAGTATCAAATATATTATATACAGTATAACGCATAGTTGCCTCTGCTGTAAAGTAGTTTATGTCTGTTTCTGTAGCATCAAATTCCAAAGAGGTTAATGCAACTGGAAATAGATCGTTGAATTTTACAATTGCAACATCTTGAAAATTACTGTTTAGTATATGCAAACTACCATCACTAAACACTTCTAATGGATCTCTTAATCCATCTTTATCTGTAGTTTGATCGGCAAATTGTTGAGGTGTTTCTGGGAAACCAATACCTTTTAACCAATTATGCATTGCCATATAGTTTTGCATATTTTCATCAACAAGAAATCTTATAGTTAAATCACCATAAGTTAACTTTTCACCAGGTACATCAATATCTTTTAGATAAGATGGTTGAATAGCAGTCCCAAGTGATAACTCTGGTATTCTAGCAGAATTTGAAAAAAATGCAACCTTTGGATATTTTGCCAAGGTAAACTTGAATCCAACAGGTGCGAGAAAATTTCGGTTTTGTATCTGGTTAACAAAGGGGTCAGCCATTACTCACCTCCACCTCCATTACCACCGCCACCGTTGCCACCGCCGTTGCCTCCATTTCCACCATTTCCATTTCCGTTGCCATTTCCGTTTCCATTTCCATTTTTATTATCATCACCACTATCTGAACGATTATCAGGTGCTAAACGTCCACCATATCCCATCCTATATCCAGTTGGGATTTTTTTGCATTTCTTATCTGTAAAGCAATAATATTGTCCTGCAGGACATTTTTTTGCTTCGGTAGATTCTTTAAACTCTTTATAAGTTTTTTTTGTTAAAGTACTTCTGTTCATGTAATTTACAAACTCTTTTGATGCATCAACCATGTTATCTATATCTTCAAGAGATAATTTCTTAACAGGAAATATATTAGACCACCTATAACTTAAATCCATAGGTGACTGATAAGCATTAGTCACCATGTAGCTCCATAGAGTTTTATCTAATCCTGCTACTGGTGATGATGCAGAACCACTGAAACCAGTATTACCTGTTGTAGATGGATCTGTATTCATTGTGGGAGCTTCTTTTAGAAACTGACCAAACTTCTTCACTCTTCTATAATTAGATTAAACCAATCTTCACTCATACCTTTGATTATATCATCGGCTGATTCTTGATCTGGTGCATAACCCTCACGGATTAAATGTTCGGAAACTTTTTTATAATTTTGATGAGCTTCCTGTGTCTGTTTTGGACTTGGTTTCATGGCAATTATAGCTTTATCTGTATTTAGACAAAAAAAGAGGAGTTGAACTCCTCTTAATTAATTTACTTTGACTATTGGTAAATTTTACCTTTAAGTGCTGCTTTAATTTTTTTACCAGAGAGAAGATCTAATCTTGAATGTTCATCGATTGCAGCATAAGATGGTGCTATGTTGTCTGATGCCCAATCAAATGCATCGATGGCACTGAAACGTTTAGTAAAATTAAATGTAGATGAGTAAAGATATAGAGTACGTAGATAGTTTAAAGATTGATACTTTGCATCAGTTCTATCCTTACCACCTAATATATCTTTTCCACCGTGACCGTAAATACGTTGATCTTGAGCATCTCTAATATCATCATCATCTACAGAAAACAGTTCCCACAAAATATAATCATCCATTGTAAACTGTAATTGTGTCCAACTACTCTTAGTTGAAGTAACGTACTGTACAAAGGATTTGATACTTGTATCAATTTTAGAAGAACCCTTTGGTGGTTTTGTAGTAAAAAATCTTGTATTCCAATAATCCTGTAAAGGAGTATCAGCAATTATGTTGATTTTTTCTTCTACTGTTGTAAGAAATTTTTCAGTATCTTCAGAACTAACTTGACCAGAAAACTCTAATGAAGTTAAATCTAAACAAAATGCCTTGAATATTGCTTGTCTACTTTTACCCCATTTAACTATGGAAGCAGTTTCCTCTCTAACTTCCTGTAAAATAGGTAATAGTGGAGAAATAATTTTGTTTAAGGATGATACAGGTTTAGGAATGGTTTGACCTACAACTAAATTTAAAGGACTATCCATGTCATTAGTCGTCCACTGAACTAAATCAGTCTCTCCAGTTTCATAATTCATTAAGTTATTACCTACTAAAACTGAACCGTAGTTATCATCTTTAGATTTTGCACTCATAGTGTTGTCTAATACTTCATAGAATTTATCTATTTCAGCATAACTAGAAACTGCAATTACATCAAAATCCAATGTGTCGTTTATTTTTGCAAGAAAATCTTCCTTAACATAACTTTTAGGAAGATCTACCATATCATTAGCAATTTGTGTTTGTGCGACTAATCCAGTGTTTCCATCTACTTGATAGATATGATTAGTTAATATCATATTACCAAAAGGATCTTGTATATCTTTTAGAGGAACTACCAATACATTGGTAAAATTTGCAATAATTAAATCAAATCCCCAACAACGACCTGTATCTGGATTAATTTTGAAATAGAAAGGTTTGATTACGTCAGTTACTGCTCTTTTTGCAGAAGGTCTTTGACAAAAAGCAGCATCAATAGCTTTAGCCCAATTATTTGCCTTGCTCTTAGTTAATGCTTCTCCAAATATCTTTAATGATATTCTGAATGATTTTTCACCTTGTGATACACGTTCTAGAAGATCTTGCTTCCATATTGGTGTAGTATCAATATTGAAAAGTGAATTAAAAGTATTTTTCATGATAAAATCCGTATAATGTTTTGGATAAGATTATTGTAGCAGATAGTTATAAATGTGTCAAGCTTTTAATTAAAACAAAAAAAAAGACTCCCGAAGGAGTCTTTGAAGAATATGTAATGTCTGAATTACATTAAGTTTGCAACTTTTACTCTTCTGTAGTATACGTTGCTGTTACGTGTAAGTACACCAGGAGTGGTGAGTGTTGCACCTTTAGCAAATGGGTTTGCAACTATTCCGTAACGAGTCTTGAATCCAATCTTTGGTTGGAAACTGTCTGCTCCGACACTTCTTACCATCTGTAATGGAACATATGGGCAGTAGAATATACCTGCGTCATAAGGTGAAGTACCTTTATAACCTGCAACGTAGTACTGTGAAGCAGCAACGTTTGCAGCATATGGGTCAATGTAGACTCTGAACTTACCTGCAAGAACACCAGCAAATGTATTACCTGTGTCATCTACATTTAAGTTTGCATTAAGTGCAGGAGTGTAATCAAGTACACCAGCCATTGTTAATGCTGAAGCAACGTCTGCGGAACATAGGATCATGTTACCCTTTCCACGACGAGTTCTTTGTGCGATTGCGTTCGCATCTCTTTCGATTTGGAAGATCAAACCTTTGAACTTCTCAACAGACCATCTTCCGTTAGAGTCAACGTCTAAGTCGAAAGTACCACTTGTTGCTGTATTAACAGCAGCACCTGGTTCTGCTACGTTATAGATTGTTCTAATAACTTCTCTGTTGATTTCAGCAAGAATCTCAGTTGATAGAATGTTTGCTAACTCTGCCTCTGCATTCAATCCGTGGATTGCTTTAAGGTCTTGAGCTAGTTCTAAACTGTACTCTGCTTTTAGTGCTCTGGACTTCGCAGTCACAGTGACTTTCTCGATTGAGAATGCCATCTGATGGAATGCTGCAGCACCTGTGCCATCAAGTTTTTCTGACTCAGATGTGGACATACCCTGACCTACAGTGTAGATATCAGATTGTGCACTTGTGTCAGTTGCTGATGGATCAAGTAGACCTGGATTTGAACCTGCCTGTGCAGTTGTACCCAAACCAACTTGTGCATTTGTCATGCCAGCTGTGTTTGTTCTGCCTTCGTTCTGACCAGAGAATGCAGAATCTACCTCGTTGTAGAATGTCTCATCTCCAGATGGACCTTCAAGACGAGATCTCATTGCGAATATAAGTCCTGTTGGACCATTCATTGGTTGTACGCCTGCAAGGTCGTATGCCACTAAGTTAGGCATTGCACGACGAATTAGGCTAATAAGTACAGGATCGAAACCTGCTACGGGTGAAGCACCTGAACCACTAAAACCAGGATTACCTGTTCCAGATGGGTCTGTGTTCATTGTGGGTTGTTCTGTTAAGAATTCCCTTTCTTCCCTTAATGCTTTTTCTTGGTTTTCCAAGAGAACTGCTGTAACCATCTTACGATGAGGATCAGTAATTTTATCCTGTCCCTCTGCGTTTAGTAGTGGTCCCCATTTCTCTTGTAAAGCCTCAGTGTTTATAGGGGCTTGCATTTGAAATTTACCTTTTTAAAAGTTTAGTTTGAATTTATGATATAAAAATCATTTTTTAGAAACTCTAGTTAGAGTCTTAAGATATGCTTCCATAGATGGAGTAACACTAGAAGTGTAATCTGTGGAACCTGTCTCTTCTGTTAGATTCTCTGTTGTGTTTCTTTGAGCTTTCTGTGTTGGGAAATAAGATTCCTTCAACGTATTAAGCTTCTCACGGTATGCTGTTTCACTTTCAAACTCAACATTGTCTACTAAACCAGCCAACTTGTCCTTTTGTGTTTGGGCAAGTCCATCAGTTACTTCTGCAAATACTACATCGGATACCGATTCGGCTAATCTCTTATTCAGAGCAACATTCTTTTCGATTTGCTCGTTGAGTTTACCTTCCATTTCATCAAGTTTATCTACCATGCTCTCGATGACATCGTATTTTTCTTCAGGGATTGTTACATAATGTTCTTCAAATAGACTCTTCATTCCAGATATGAATGATTCAGTCATTTCTTCTTTAAGACCAGACTCGACTGCAAGTTGATTTTCTGCAACCCACTCGTCAGCAACATACTCAAGGTATGAGTCAACACGGTCTTTTAATTCTTCTTTAATTGAAGCAACTTCTTCTACGAGTTTTTCTTCGTATGAAGCAATTAACTCCTCTTTAATTCCAGATACTTTGGAATTAATTGCAGCTTCAAAAATAGTTGCTGCTTTTTCTCTAAAGGATTCAGATAGTTCTTCACCTTCGATTAAAGCATTGATGTCGTCTTCGACAGAATACTCAATCTTTTCTTCTTCCTCTACTACTTCATCAGTAGTTGTTTCTTCTTCAGAAACTACTTCATCCGTTGTTGCTTCTTCTTCAGAAACTACTTCGTCAGTAACCTTCTCGTCTTCGGCAACTACGTCACCTTCAACTTCTTCCTCTTCCTTCATACCTGCTGGCATTGGATCGGCGGGTTTTGCACCTTTGTTGACAATATCCTTAACTTGCTTAAGTGTTGTGCCAGGTGTTTTTAGTTTAGCAGAATCGTCATCAGACTTATAATTCTGTGGAGTTGGGCCACCTAAATCTTCAACAGTACCAGTTTGACCAGGAGTTGTTCCTGTTAGACCTGGCATTGCATCAGCTTTAGCAGCACCCTTAGTTACTACGTTTTCCATTTCTTGTAAATTGTTGCTACCAACGGACATGTGATTAAAATTTAATAATCTGTATTTATTTATAGAACTTAGAGATTAGAGAGAAAATCATTGAATAGATTCAACTTATGTTCTTCTAATTTTCTTTGGTCTACAAGAGTATTGATTCTCTTTTGTGTTTTTTGTGCGAGTTGTTCACGAAGAATTCCTCCTTCCCAAATCCACTCTTTTCCTTCCATAATTCCAGATACAAATGCGTCTGGTGCAGAAGGATCGGCAACGATATCAGCAGCAGTTGCTAACATAAAATCTTCACCTACAACTTTGCATCCATGAAGGTCTTCTTTGAGTGAACCAACACCACGAGAAGATACCCCAAGTGTTACACCTTCACCGATAAGATTTTGTGCAATCTTACCCATAGGTGTGGAAAGTAATTGTGCCTTTCCGATAAAATTATTTCCCTCTTGTCGAAGAGAAGTAATCTTATGTGATACACGATCAAGATTTACAGTAGGACCATCAGGATGTCCGAGTTCTCCTAATGCTCTACCTTTACTAACAAAACTTTCGTTGTATCTACCAACTTCTTTTGCAAGAGTTTGAAGTGGATACATTCTTCCATTACGATTCTTAATTTCACCTTGAAGGAATACACCTTCAATATACATTTTCTTTTTAGCGCCTTTTCCTTCGACGATAAATTTAACTCTTGAAACTTCCTCTGTAATTAGTTTCATTAGAAATCTCCTACGATTTGAACTTCTGAAATATGTGTTTTACCACTTCCACGAACTGCAACTTTTACAACTCGTCTAATTTCACCTACTGCATCAGTAGCAGATAAATTAGCATCACCATAACCTAAAGTTACAGTTCCTGATTGAACTCCGTTTATTGGATCTGGTCCTGTAACTGCTGTAACTGATGCACTTGTAGTATTAATACCAGAAGGTGCACATCCTGTTACTTGAACAGTGTCACCAACAACAAATGGAGCTTCTGTTCCAGAAGGAAATCCAAATTTAATTGCTGCAGATGCATTTGTTACTGATGCTGTTTGTATTGAAGCAACACTTTCTTTAAAAACTGTTGGAGTATCAACAGGAACAAATAAACTACTGTCATCAGTAGCTGTTGGATTGGTTCCAACTTCAACAAAAGCATCACCACCAGCTGGTGTTATTCTAAGATAACCCGATTTTAATGGTATTGATGCACTTGTTGCGTTATCAGTAACAGATGCAATTTTTTGTACGACCTTAAAAGCTGCCATTTTTATAATCAACCGTGATAGTGTTATTTATGATTCTTCTTCAGTAGAATCTACTGGTTCATCAGAAACTTCTTCTGCATCTGCAATTGTAGGATCAAACATTTGCATAGCGATACTAGGTTTCTGAGATTGTATCCTCTCAGCAGCCTTACTATACAGTGTGTCTTTGATCGAATCTGATATTTCAGCTGCTGATTTATCAGTTGCAATCATGTCAAGTAATTCATCCATATTTAATATTATGTTAAGATATCTTGATTATTTATATCTCTGCCGACTTAACATCTTTTTGGAACTGAGCATCTGCTACTGCACCATCAGATTCTAAGTCAGGTTCGACAGGTACATTTCCTAAATCTCCACCACCTTCAAGTGGTTGTCCAGTGATTGGATCTATTGCACTTGGATCAGGAATTACACCATCTTTAATTTCTTTTTTAATTATTTCATCTTGCTCTTCAATTTCCTGATCAGTTTGACGAAGAACTTTTGTTCTTACATAATGATTAGAAAAATACTTACCAATATAAGGTTCAATTGTTGCTAATGTTCCAAGTCTTTCATTCATTAATTCAGACTCTTTTAATTCTGCAAATTGATTATCATATAAGAAATCATATTGAATATGATCACTTAAAGAATCCCAGTCTTCTGGTGTAATTATATTTTTTAAAATTAATTGTGTTTTTAGTAGATTGCTGAATAGATTTCCAAATCTTTTTCTCAATCTTCCTACAAATTTTGCAAACTTTAATTCATCTCTTAATATCTCTGATGATCTTCCTAAATTAAATCCACCATCACTTGCAATTCTTGATTCTGGAACACCTAATGCACGATATAATTTTTTCTGAAAATATTCAATATCTGTAAGTTCACCTAAGTTTTGTCCACCAGGTAATGTTGTAATTTCAGTTCCTCTTCCACCTTCTCTTCTTGGCAACCAGAAATCTTCCATCATAGACATGAACTTACGATCATCTCTTACCTCACCAGTATTAGCATCATAAACAAGTTTATTTCTATAACGAGACATCACTTCTTTAAGGTATTGTTCTGCCTTTACCTTTGGAAGATTACCAACATCAATATAGAATATTCTTCTTTCTGGTGCTCTTGATAATCTGTAGATAACAAGACTATCTTCAATCATTCTTAACTGATTTAAAGCTTTAATTGCTTTATGTAAGTATGATAAACAAGTTCCTTTATTACGATCAAATAATCCAGATGTCACATGACATACTGAATCTTTTGCAATTTTAATTTGTCCTTTGCCACCTGCACCTGCAGCAGTTGAATACATTGTTGTAGGATAGTTTGGTTTTGGTGAGTAAATATAATACTCGTCTATCTCAGGATATTCTGCTTTCTTAGTCCCATTTCCTGCAAGTGGATCTAACGGTAATTTACCTTTATTATTTGTACCCTTTTCTTGACGGACAAATTTCATCTTCATTGGATCAACATATCTGATCTCTTGAATACCATCTTGTGGTCTTTTGGTATCAATAACTTTTATATAATATAATCTTCCATCTACATACCAATTCTTAAAAATTTCGTGAGACTTTTTATCAAAGTCCATCATTTCTTTAATATGTTTAAACTCTTCTCTAATTTTATCTTTTAATTTATCAGTTGCATTTACGTTTGATAACTCTATTTCTACAGGAGAATCATATAAATCACTAACTATACCTTCATTTACAACGTCTTCAATCGCACCATCACACTCTGGATGTAATGCCATCTCACGATATCTTTTAATTAAATCATATTCTGTACGATAAACACCTTCGATATCTACATACTGCCCATAAAAACCAGATTGCACAAAATAGTCAACCCCGTCCTCGTTACTACGAGGAACGGGTGATACTACTGAATCGGGTGTATTATCCGAGTCATCAATTGAGAATCCAAAGAGTTTTGCCATTGTATAACTATTTTTCTTTTATTATAGCACTATTTATCAGTTTTAACTAATGCTTTCTCCTCCAGCATTTTCACCGACACCTTTGATTGATTCAAAGTATAGTACTTGTAATTCTACCGTAAACTCCTCTATTGTGTCAACTGTTTCGTAAGATAAGTCAACTTGACTGATGTTTGTTGGGAAAACATCATAGAATCTGTAACTTCTTAATGTAGATCCGTCACGATCAAGTTGATGAACATAAGCATCTTCCTGATAATCTGCTGGATTATTAGCACCAGTAGCATCAGATAATCTGTTAATTGAGTTCATCCACTTCTCAAAAGCAGAACGAATTGAAAAATCAGTATCGTTAATAACTGTGATAGTCCATGTATCAAATGTTCTATCTCCTGCTATTTTTAAGATTCTTCCTCTAAAGTTAACATCAATTGGAGTGATGTTAGAAGCAGGTAAGGCAGCTGCCTTAACTAAGAATCTTGCTTTATCCTTCACATCGTTGTCGATTGCGATTTCCTCTGGGAAAGCAAGTTCGACTTCAAATAGATTCGGTCTTGCACCACCACCAACTAACTTACTCTTAAAGTCAGTGATTCTTCTTAAAGGTGGTCTATTGAATTGGGTTGCCATTTTCTTTAATTACCTCGTTAAACAGAACCGACTACTTCCTCGAATGATACACCTGTTCGTGTAGCAACGAAGGTTAGACCGATGAAGTTAATGGATCTTGCAGGTTTAATGAATATGTCTGCGACAAATTCATTATTATCTATGATTGCAGCAGTGTTATTTGTTTCGTCACAGATAACTCTGAAGTCAAAGATTCCTCGTTTTGCCTGTACATCACGAAGGAAAGGTTCAACAATATTCACAAAGTTTGTCCTTGTGATTTCATCGTTGAATTCAAACATCTGATCTCTTGCAGCAGAGGAGATTGCATTTTCTAGGAAAATAAACAATCTACGAACGTTTATTCTGTCAAATGCAGATGCTTTTCCAAGTCCTGTCTTATCACCAAAGAGAATAATTCCTCCACCAGGTGAGAAGATAATTGGATTAATTCGATTAGAATATAACTTATCTCTTTGTGTTTGAGATGGGTTATATGTTAACTTAACTGCGTTAAGTATTGCACCTCTTGCAGTTCCAGCTGGTGAGAACCAAGGGAAGTTGTTAATATCATTTCTTGCACATAATCCTGCAATGTCTCCATTCATTGGAACATATCTGAATGTATCTGCGAAACGATCATACATGTATTTGTAACTTCCATCAAACACTGCGAATGATGATGAGGTTACAGGAGCAAAGAATCCAACCACATTATCTGTTATTGCTTCATCATCAAATACTGTTACAGAACCTGCTGCTCCGTCACTTAAAAATGCTCCACGATGAGGTGAAACAAATGCAACTGCATCTTTTCTTATTTCTGCAACTGCAATAATTTTATTTGCTAATGATTGAGTTGTTTCTTTAGTGTGATTACCAGAACCCATTAGAATAAAGTCTGCTGAGTTTAAGTTATCATCTTCAAAGAGTTGATAACCACCTGCTAATCCAGCTAAAGTAACTTGGAATGCACCAGTTGCTTCTTCATCTGTTCCACCATCGTAGTTTTTACCACCACCTAGTGTTAATGTTGTTGCTCCAATACCTGCAAATCTAATACCTTGTGTATTTTGATCCCAACCTACATCACTTGAAAGGTTGAAAGTACCAGCTGCGAATGATGTAGTGACAATACCTGTAGGTGCTCCACCAGCAAAGATATTTGTTGAATTATTATAAGTATACTTTCTCCAGTATGAAGGTGAACCTAATGAATACTCACCATCTTTTGCTTTTGAAAGTGATAAGTGTTTCTCTAAGATAGTACCTGCATTACCTGATACTTCACCAGTATCATCAATTACAACTACATGAACTTCATCAAATTTTGAATCACGAGCAGATGAAAAGTTTGATGTACCAGGACGATCTGATATGTTATTCCAATTAATTGTTGAGTTTGTTAATTGAATTGTTTGTGAATCAAACCAATCTGTGCTTGAAGTTGGAGTTCCAGTTGTGTAAGATGAGGATTGTCCAGTAGTATGAATCGCAACAGCAGTATTTCCAAACTTGTAAATACCATTTGGTTGGTAAGTTACATCGGTTGAAACACCTGCATTTGTTAATGATTCTAATATCTTAACTGATACATTAGTGCCATCAATTTGTGTGACAATTCCTTTAAAGTAACCAGTCAATAATGATGTTGTACCTGCACCTGCTACAACAGTGTTTGCTGGAATAGCTTGTGTTATACCATAACCAACTTGTATATTTGTTGGTAATGCACTAAAAGTTAATATTTGATCTGCTAAATCATCAATTATGGCAACTTTTAAATCATTTGCCCATGAACCAGGATTTCTTGCAGCAACAGTTACTCCAGTAATTGTTGATCCATCATATCCCAAATCGTTATAATGTTCTGTGCTTTTTATCTTTATGCTTCCTGCTGTTCCCGAAAAAGCATTCTTTAAGTCATCATCGTCTGCTCTAACAACTCTTAATGGTCCACCATAGGCAAGGTATGATGAAGCAACCATCCAATACTCATAGTGCTTATCAGCAGAGTATGGTTTTCCAAAAGCATCTAATAAATCCTGCTCTGTCTCTACCAAAATTGGAAGGTCAACTGCTCCTTTAGCAAATGGGCCAACAAGAGCACCAACTTTATCCGATGCTGTGTCTACACGACCAACGGTTAAGTCAACTTCTCTAACTACAATTCCAGGAGATGCTAAATTTAGTGGCATCTTTGTTCTCCGAATCTCAGATTATTTCTGAAATTATTTATTAAAATATCCTTTTTCATGTAGCCTACATGCACTAAAAAGCACCATCCCAGAAAGTATCACCTATAGGTTGCATGTTTCTTGATATGAAATATAGTCCTAAATTGCACACAAACCAATTAATATTGATCACCCAAGTTTGTCTCCACAAATATTTTCGATTTGTTTCAACAATAAAGATATTTCTTTGATTATCAGATTGTTTTACAATTTGTTCCAATATCAAAGCAATGACAAACCCTATTGCATAGATGTAGAATGCAAAATTTAAAAAACTAGAACTGAAAAGTAAAGCTGAAATCATCTGTAATCCCACATATAAGAACGGTCTCCGTATTCATCAGTATGCCATACATCTCCATCTTTGTCAACAAACTGACTATCCTCTAAACCTGTCTCAATAAATCCAAATGGTGCCATGTCCTGTTCAATTTGATTCTTTTGTTCCTCATATATTCTCTTTCTAATATCATTATCAGTCATTTCCTTGAAATATTCTTGCTGAACTAACCATGCAAATATGACTAAACACATAGCCAAGTCGTCATTACACCCTTCTTCTGCCTCAAATGAGTTATGTTTTTGTGCAAATGTAGTCAATTCTGATATGATTTCATAGTCACATGTGATTAGTTTATGATCTTCAATCAGTGTTTTCAGGTTACTACAACCTAATTTTTTAACTGATGCAGTGGTTCTGACACCTAATTGTGTCTTCTTTCCTGAAAACCCTTGACCAACTATCTGACCATTTCGACCTCTCATCGACGCCATAAGTATGTTTTCATACTCTAAATCATATTGAAGTATGCTGGCAACTTGGTCTCCTATATCATTTACTTCAACTAATATGTAAGAATTATTATATCCTTTTGCTACATCAAGTATTACATTTGGAAATAACATTGGTTTGATTTCGTTATTTCGATACTTTGCGACTACTTTGTATGGAAACTGTGTTACATCAAATACTATGAATGCAGAGTAATCATTACCAAGTCCTCTTGCTACATCCACAGTAATAATATAATTATGATCTTTTTCTGGTTTTTCGTAGATATCTAATCCAGCATTCTTAGTTATTGGAGTATCATATACCATATTTCTTAATATGGAAGGTGCTATCAAAGTATTAATAGATCCTAAGAACTCACATTCAAACTCAACTTTGAATTGTTGCTCTGATGTATTTGCTATTGTTTGCTCTTTCCATACATCATCTCTGCCTGGCACTTCAGACCAGTGAACATCTGTTGGAATATATTCGTTCTTTCCTCTTTCTGCATCATGCCAATACCTATAAAAATGGTTCATTCCGTGAGGAGTAGAAACCATTATGACTTTGGTGTTTTTACCAGAAGTGATAGTAGGATATACTGAGGCAAAGAATGACTCAGCAATATGGTTAGGAACAAAGGCAAACTCGTCCAGAAAAAGAATGTTGAAAGACATACCTCTAACTGCACTTGCAGAGGTAGATGCCGCCAGTATTTTAGATCCATTTTCTAACTCCAATGATCCTTTATTCCAAGATATAATACCTTGTTGCATCCATTTAGGTAAATTCTCATATGCAGTCTGTAATCTGCCTAATAAATCTCTAGCAGTTGCTGCTTTGTTTGCAAGAATACCAATGTTTGTACTATCGTTGAAAACAGCATAATGTAAAAGATATGATACAGATGTAGTAGATTTACCTGTCTGCCGAGGCATCTTACATATATTGAAACGGTTTTCGTGAAAGTTTTTGATTAACTTCTCCTGAAAATCATAAGGATGAAACTGAGTTAATCCTTCATCAAGAGAAACAATCTTGATATATTTTTTTGCAAAATAAACTGGGTCTTGCTTGCATTTAACAAATTCAATGACCTGCTCCTCTGTAAATTCATGAGGAGTATTTGCTTTTTTTAAATTTGGATTACCAAGGTATACATTATCATTCATAATTTATCAGCAGTTCCAACGTCTACGTGCTTGTCTTAATCTACTATCTGGATCTTTTGCTGCTTTTGGAAACTTCTTCATTTGACCTGCACTTCTTGCACAATAACTCTTTCTACGATTTGCTGCTTTACTTCCTTTCTTTAATTTAGATGGTTTTGTTGTAACAGCAGTTTTTAATTTTGAACCTGGATTTCTACGACGATATGCTTCAACACCTTTTTGTGTCATTCCAGCACCTGATTTTGTGGGTCTTTTGTGTCCTGACTTGACACTCATACCCTTCATATCATCTTCTTGCAACTTTTTTGAGTCGTCCTTATCCTCATAACCCAGTTCATCTCTCCAATCTGAAAACTCTTCTTTCTTCACGCAGTTTGGATATCTCTTCCCAAACATAGTTTTCATACCTTTCTTTTCATAACCTTTCCAACACTTTTCATCTAATTCAACTTCTTCATACTTATTTCTACCTGATGGTGAAGGTTGTGTGCTATCAAAATGAGGATTGTTTTTAGCAGCGTCAGATTGTGCATCTCTTTTCTTAGTCAGCATCTTTGCTTTCTTATCAAGATAATTTTTCATTTCAACTGACTCTGATTTATTACCCCAGTTTGCAGCACCAACTTTACGACACTTAACTAATGCACCTGATGCATAAGCACTTGGCCACACAGAGTATCTTGATTTAACCTTATGATAGCAAGCATCTTTTGTACCACTACCCTTACCTTTCTTATCTTTTGCTTCTCCTAAAACTATCTCATCTCCTACTTCTACATTATTCTCTGTAAACCAACCACGATTTGCTTCGATTGCAAATAATACTTTACCGTCTGAATATACTGGTAAACTACTATATGGTTTTAACTCTTTAATACTTTCGATAGTTCCATTTTCTTTCACAAAAGCAATATCAAGAGGAATACGGGTATTTTTCATATGGAAAGAATGATGTCCAACTTCTTCAAATATAAAAAGCATTCCTTTATCAATATCTAAACTTTCACGGAACATAAGTCCTAATCTAAACAATGCATCACTCTTTGGAATCTCTACTAATAATGGTAGATCAATATACCCTTCACTTGTTGTAGTTGTATGTTGCTCGTCAGGTGTATTTGATGTAAGATTTTTTTTAAGTTGTTTCTTAGAAATCTTTGGTCCTCCTATTGGATCACCATATTCATCTCTTTTCATTTCTTCACTCATTTTCTTCTTTTTATCAGTTGAAACGTATGTTGGTTTTGCAGCACCAGATTTTGCTTGTTGACCAGGATCTGCTTTCTTTTTTCTTCTTGAGGCAGAGAGTCTTTCTGACTTACTCATACTAGCACGTTTTGAAGATGATACACATTTAGGTGTACCCTCACCAGGTTTGTCACTCGCACAAGTTCCTCCAGTGACAACATTGACCCAACCAGGTTTGCCATCTTTAGATTTTGAACCTTTGAACCACTTATGAAGTGAACCTTCTTTTACAGATTGCTGAAATGCTTTTTTAACTTCAGACACACCGATAACATCGATAAACTCTGCAAAAGTTTCTCCATTTGAATCTTCAATAGTAACTGAATTACTCATTAGAATTAAGAATCCTCTTTATTATTTAGTATTCCTTGCTTTAACATTTTTGATAGTTCAGATGTTGAACCAACAAACAAAGCATTATTAGTAACTGTATTTGGTGATTGTTTCTTATCTTCATCTACATCTTTAACTTTCTTTTGAAGTTCCATCAATTTATCAGTCGTGTCTGCAACTGATTTTATAATCTGTCCAGCAACTTCATATGCTCTTGGACTTGCAGTTTCACCTGCAACTTCTAATACACCATTTAATGATTCCTGACCCTTTTCGATTAATGAATATAGATTAGCACGGGTATAATCATAATCTTTTTTAACATCATCAGTTTCAGTTTTTTTCACTTTCTTAGGTGTACTGACTGGTTTAATATCAATCGCACTAGTTGTATTCAAAGCATCATCAATCGAATCATAGTTAGTCATGGTATTCATTAGATATCTTTTTGTTGTGTTGGACTAAATGATCTAGAATCATTGAATACTTCAAGATTGCCATTAAATCCAAAATCATCATCAGGTTCAACAAGTAAATCGTCAGCAGCAGTTAGTACGTCAATTGATGCTGGTGCAACGTGTGTTGATGCAGTGCTTTGGTATCCCCTGAACACTGTAATTGTATTTGCATCAACGATTTCTTTGATCTTCATGATTTCTTTATCTATAATAATTCTCATACCAACTGATAAGGCAGCAGTTGAAGTGATATTAAATCTTGTTTTAGTTTTACTTAAATCTGTCTTTAACTCTGCTGTATTATCGTTATCATAATCTTGAAGTGCCTGTGGAGTTGCAGTATACCTCAACTCTCTTCTTGCATTCTCAGTATCAACAGAAGCATGATAATCAACCTGAACTTTCTTGATAAGACCTTCACTAGAATCAGATACAGGACCAAAGAGATATGTCTTAGCAGTAAAGTTTAAAGTGTATATTAATGCCCTTCTAGTTGCAAAATCTCCTTCATAATCATCCTGAAATGATATATTATCCAATACGATTGGAATATCTCTTTTCTCTCCAATTACCTTTACAAGATCTACAGTAACATTAAATGATGGTTGAAAATAAGGTAATATTTGTTCTACAATCTGTAATGCATCATCATTTAACTTCACAAGAATATTTAATTCAAATCCAATATTATATGGAACAGGCATGAATACTTTTCTAAGTTTATTTCCATCAGTTGCTTTAAATGTTTGTGTTATTCCAGATTTTCTTGTCGCATCATATGCAATATTAGTAGTTTCAAATGACATTCTTGGAAGTGTAATTTGAGTTGCACGATTTAAATCTGCTTGTTGCTCTAATCTTGCTAAGAATTTTTGCATAGGTCCATATGCAAGTGGCACTCTTAAATCACTTGTTTCTTGACCTGAACCATCTCGATGACGAATATGAATATCATTGAAGATCGTACCAAAAGAAATTATGGTTTTTCTTAGTATTTCGTGGTAGTAATAAGTCCCTAACATTAGAATGTACCGAATGGATTACCTTCTGAAAAATCAAGTATATCGTCTGCTTCAGATTCAATAACTTCGTTTGACTCAAAGGTTGTGTCTTGGTTATCTTCATCGAAGAAATCAAGTGAATAATTTGTCATCACGGAAGATCCAAATGAAACTACAGTTGTGACACCAGTAGTATTTAACGATAATTTACTTATGTTAATTTGACCTGCACCAATATTTGTAACAGTTGCTCCAGTTCCTATGACAGATAGTTGACCAAATTCTAGAGTATTTAACTCTTGATTTAAACTAATACCAGATGTGTTAATACCTGTAATTAATGTAGTTGTAACACCAATTGTTGCAACAGTAGTCAAACCAACAATAAAGTGTGTGGATTCAGTTGCTTGAATAGTTTCGCCAGGAATAAATGCTTTTTGTGTTGATCCAATGCCAACATTTGATATTTTAAGAATTTTAGTATCAGTATCCCATTCTTTAACTCTTGCTTCAATACCAGAAGACATGCCTCTAATAACCTCTCCTCTTTCAAAATTACCAACACCACTAATAAGTGATGGATTCGCAATCGTTATGGTTGGAGCAACAGTATATCCAATACCTGCATTTTTAAGAAGAATATCAGATATTGTATTGTCTGCTAATAGATTTACTTCTGCAGCAGCTGGTGATGTGCTAATTCCTGTAATTGTTACGATAGGTTTCGCAGCATAACCAACACCGTTGTTAGTGATTGTAAAGTCAACAATACCAAAGTTGGATTGCTCTACAGCAGCAGTTGCAGCAGCACCTACACCACCTCCTCCTGTAATTGTGACTACTGGTGGTGTTATATAACCAGCACCTGCATTAGTAAGTAATATTCGATCAATTGAGAATATACCAGATCTTGTAGTTGTGATCGCAACAGCAGTCGCATTTACATTACCTGCAACAAATGGAGCAGTTGAAATTGCAACATTTGGTGTACTTGTATAATTATATCCATCATTATTCAACACGATTTCACGTATGTAACCTCTACTTGATGGATTTAGTTGTGCGTTAGCAGTTGCTGTTACACCAGTTCCAATTAATTGAAGAGTTGAAATATATCCTGTATCTTCAAGTTGAGAATCAATTATATCAATACCAGTATCAATAACCTCATCCTCATATTCAAATAGTTCACATTTAAGTTGATATACGTAATTTTTTCCTAACTGGTAGAAAGGTTCTTCATGTTCTACAAATTTAACTTCAAATAATCTTGCTCCAAGTGGAAAAAATATGATATCTCCTTCACGAGGTCTTGATGCTAACTCATAATCATCGTCTGATTCTAAAAATGGTGATATAAAATCTTCAAATCTTTCTCTTGATATTGTGAGAGTTACTTCATCTCTTAAACTCACACCAAACTTGGTCATAATGTCTCCCTGACCACTATAACCTTCATAAGTATTCAAATATGCTTCAAGTAGAAAGTTATCATCAAAAGCAGATGATTGAACTTCTTTAATTATTGTTTGTTTTCTTACAAATTTTCTTGGTATATAAGTTACTTCAACACCATAAATTTTGAGTTGTTCATTTATTAAACTTTGAACAAGTCTTTGCTCACTTTGAGATCCTTGTAGAAAAAAGGGATTTAATGCCATTGATCATCAACCTATGAAATCAAGAGGAGGTAATTCATACTCAAGCATCATCTTCTCTTTGATTCTCTCTAAATCTCTTTCTGCATCATCATATATTTCTCTTCCATTCAACTCTAATCCACCAGGTAATTTTACACCCCTAAACTTAATTAAATTTTGTCCCCACTGTCTTTTTATCAAAGCAGTTAAGTATAACTTGACGAAATAATCATTATAAACCTGATTAAATGTTTCGGGATCTAATGCTCTATGACAATCAAGAACTAAAAAATTACCTACTTCTTGAGATCCCCAATCAATATCCATGTATAATCGATCTTGTCTTTGATTAAATCTTATTTGTGCTTCAGGTGTAAGTAAAAAATCAATATCTTCAAGACGAGTTTTTGTCATACTATACTGAAGTAGTTCTACAGAGTTAAAATAATACAAGTCATTTAAAAATAACTGATATTTAATACTGAACATACTACCAGATATTGAACTACTATCAAATTTAAATATTTTATTTACACCTACAATTGATTCTGGTATCTGCAAAAAATTAGAATTTTCATAAAAATTGGTGGTTGTAGTACCATAACCAGGTATATTTGTAGAAGTAGTTGTAGTTGTAACTATACCAATACCTGTTGTTCCATTAACAGTTTGTTCACCAGAAACTTCTGCACCAATACCTCTATCAATGTCTCCTTGAGTAATTTTATATTTAAGATACATTCTTTCAACACCATCAAAGTGTCTCTCATTAAAAAGTTGTATCGCATCATCTACTAAATCATCTACCTGATCATCATCAACGTTAATTTCCAAGACAGGAGCACCTAACTTCCTAAAACAGTAGTCAATTAATTGTTGTTTAGTTGCTGGTTTCGCCATCTTCCTCTTCGATATCTGCTAATAGATTTTCGTATTTTTCTTGCAGTTCCATTTTTTCTGCTAACAATTCTTTTTGAGCATCAAGATTATCTTGTACAATTGTTTGTAATTTTGCTTCAAGAAGAATATTTTGGTTGGTTAATGTAGAAATTTTTTGGTTATAAATTTTAATCAAAGCATTCACATCAACATCATTAGTATTTGTCATAAGTTAGAATGTTCCTCCATCGAGGGTCGTTGTCCATTTGGGTATGCCAGAGGCATCAGTGGTTAACACAAAGTTAGATGTGGTTATACCAGCAGCTGTACCAGCAGCACCAACCTGTTTACCTGTTGTATCAAAGTAAACAATGCCATTTCCAGTAGTATCATAATCACCGTTCTGGAAATATATTCCTTTAATATCTAGGAAACCTTTTGTACCACCTACAAGGTTATTTACTATTGTTGCTTCGGGGATATATGTAAAGGATCTTTCTGGTGCATTACTTGCATCACCACCTAAATCGTGATATCCAAAGAAACCTGTCTTTTGGTTTCCAGAACCTGAACTTGTATTATAACCGAATGCTACACCACGATCAGTGTTCGTATCAACATTTGCAGTAACAGTTAATTGTGTGGTTGTTGCAATACCACCAACTTGAACAGCATTATTAATTGTAACTAATGCTTCACCTAAATCATAAGTTGAAATTGTGCTTCCAGATGCTATATTTGTTCCAGAAATACTATCACCTGTATTAATACCAGCAGTTGTATCAAGTTTTATTGTGCTGACACCAGCAAGTGCTGTCATCATAACAGTTCTTGTACTGGTTGTAACACCTAAGTTGATTATTGGATCATTAAGATTAACTGTGAATGAGTCAACTGTTGTAGTTGTACCATCAACTTGTAAGTCACCTTTAACAATAACTGTACCTTCATTACTTAAACCATCTGGATAAGGGTCAATATACAGAAGATTACCATGACCTTGTTTAGTTGAAATTATGTTAGATGAAATACCAACTCCACCCAATCTTGCATCTAAAGCAGTAAGTGTTCCTCCTGTTTGGAAAATATCACCTTGGAATGTTGATACACCAGTAACTTTTAAGTTGCGGATAGTCATCTCATCAACAAATAAATCATCAGCAATATGTAAATCACCACCTACAAATAAATCACTAATAAAAGTACCAATACCTGTAAATGTTGAAACACCAGTAACACCTAAGTTTCCACCAATATTAACACTCTTCTCTATACCAACTCCACCTTCGACTGTAAGAGCACCTGTGTCTTTTGTAGCAGAATCAGTCACATCTGCCATTACTATTGCTACACCGTTCTCATAGACCCAATCAGCACCTGTTACATTGATTCTATCATCACCATTTTCATCATATTCTATCTTTGCATCTTTACTATCACCAAAAGTTAAAAATATATCATCTCCGATGACTACTTCACCAGATCCATTAGGTGTAAAGAAAATATCTCCGTCTGTGTTTGTTGATGAAAGTACGTTTGCATCTAATCTTAAATTATCTACATTCCATTGATCTACTTTACGATCAGAAGTAAGAATAGGAACAAATCCATTTGATGCAGTTGATGCGTTAGCACCACTCGCAACTGAACCAGCTGTATTAGTTAATAGGTCTGTAAAATATCTACCACCAACTACTTGTGGATTACCTGCATTATCACCAACAAATAATCTATCACCACTATTTGCTTGTGTACCACTTCCACTCAGAGTTACACCGACTTCACCGAAATTTAAAGAACTTGGTGCTGTTGTACCAGTCGATCTTTTTACTCTTATAATACTTGCCACTAGAAGCTACCTCCGTTTATGTCCAAATTCTGTGTTGCACCTGGAGTCAACTCCAAAGTTCCAGTCCACTGTTGAGTAGTACTGTTGTATACTAAAACCATACCATTCTGTGGATTACTGGCACTCACATCACTTAGTTCACCAATAGTTCCTGCTGCATTTCCTGCTAATGAGGATGTGACCTTAACAGCATTCTTTTGACCGACTCTTACTTTAATTTCTGCCATTACCTTGTAACTCCTTCTCTAACTAAAACTGCACCCTCTAAAACTCTTGTAACTTCACCAGATGTATCTGTAATGAGAACATCATACATGAATCTACCAGGTTTTAACGCTGCAGTTTGAGTTGTTGTAAGACCAACTCTTATTTTTCCACCAGTAGCATTGATAATTTGTGCTGTAAAATCAGTTGCCGAACTCGCACCAGGATGCTTTCGCATCTGTGCAGTTGCTGAAAAACCAGTCAAATCTGTAGCAGAATTTGTATCTGCACTTTCCAATGTGAAAATTTGAGAAAATGTAGTTCCAGTGTTAACAGTTAGATTACTTACGTAAACTGCCATTTAAAAACAATATCAGGATTCTAGATATATTTATATTTCCAGTAACCCGTCTATTTTGATGCTATTTGTTTAAGTAGATATTTAATTTCTTCAATATCCTCTTTCATCTTATCAATTTCTTCTTTTTGACTCATTTTAGCAGATTTCATTCTTTTATATTGAGCATAACCATTAGTGTCTGTATTGATTACAGCACCTGATTTTTCATCTCTAAAAAGATTCTTGTTATCTTTAATTGGAATCATGCTAGTGCAATTGTACGTAAATCTTTTAATTTTGGTGCTTTTGCTTCATTAGTTCCACTGAATACAAATTTAATTTTATATCCAATAAATTCCTCTAAGTTATCAACACTAAACTGATATTCTTTAAATTCTTCTTCAGTACTTGGAAGTACAAAAGAATCAGGTCTACCAGAATTTTTTGATTCATCAATAACTTTATCACCAAATCCATCACCATCTGTATCTTCTAGATTGTCAAAACCAGAAAAAGGATTGTATGTCAATTCTGTTTCTGTTCCATCAGATCTAACTAATTGATAGAATGCTCTGAAATCCGCACTTGGATCTCTAAAGGCAGATACTAAAACTTTTAATGAAGTTGCAGGATTTTTCAAATTAACTTGATTACTAATGTAAACTGCTGCATGAGGATCACCACTTGGATTCTGAGATCTACCATCTTTTACATAATCTAATATTGGTCTATTTAATCTACTTCTCTGATAGATTAATACACCATTTTGTATATCAATTACAGGAGATAAATTTTGACTAACAGTTGCCATTGTTACCGAAAAAGTAACCGATCTATTTAATGGTAACTCAGTTAAACGATTAGTCTCATTTATTTCTGAACATAAAAGTCTTGGAGTTGATAATTTATTTTCATTATCAATTTCAACAAATTCAAACCCTTGATCTATAAATGAAACTTCATTTCCTCCAGCACTCGTTCCAGAAACTGTTCTTATTTGACTAAGGATTGTAGTATCACTACTTGGAACTAAAGTGTTAAATCGTGGTATTATATTATCAAATTGATAATTTTGTGATGCAAATATGTCTTCACCACCAACATTTGATTCATCAACAAAACTAACTTGCGAATCACCTGATGACAATGAACCTCTATCCAAACTTAAATAGTATGTATCAATATCTCTTAAATTATTAATTGATATTGGCATTAATGCCATATCATGATCATTGTTTATTTGTCTTAAATCAAATCCATTCAACTCATATTTAAATGATTGGTCTCCTGTATTATGAGTTTGAGGAATAGTTCCATCAACTCCTCTTGTGCCTATTCCAAGTTGATTTGTTCCTACACTATTATAGAAAATTATTTCACTATTAATTTTAACAAATCCCTGAGTGGTTGATATTCCAGCAAAATTAGAAAATTCAGATGTGCTTGCCACTGATATTACTTGATCATCAACTGCAAGAGCATCTGTTAATAAAATAGGAATAGTATTAGGTTCAACATCAGCAAGTGTAACAAAGTTGTTATCTGCAGTCATTCCATGATTAAAATGACTTACCTCTATAACATTTCCAACGTACTTATCATCATAAGTTGCTGATGAAAGTATTGTAGTAGTTGCCAATGATACCTGAGAACTTCCATGTGTTACAACTAATGGTTGACCAGTTGTAAATTCTTCACCCTGTACATTTTTAAGATAAAGTGTACTCTTTCCAGTAGTGGTTTGTACAGTTATTTGTGCATCTACACCTTTCACAACATTACTTGTTGTAATTCCTAGAACATCACCTACCACATAACCAGATCCACCAGTATTACTTGTTATATTCGCAGTTACAATTTGACCAGAACTATTAGTTTCAATTCGAGCAGTCATTCCACTTCCATTACCAGTAATATTATATAAAGGAACTTGAGTGTATATTTGACTTGCTTGGAAACCTGTTCCTGCATTTGTGACAGTCAGTACTCCAACAGGACCCCCTATATTTTCAATATATCCTTGAATCGCAGTTGCTGATGTAGAATCACTTACCTTAACACCGTTGGTAATTAATCCATCAGTATCAGTTGTAGTAATAATTCCAACTTTTAATTTTCTTGGTAAAGTTTTAATTGAATTTGGCAATAATCTTTCAATATTACCTGACCTTGTTCCCATTGGTGAATTATAGAAGAACACTGTTCCAGATTCATCATTAAAAGCTGCTTTATAAAGTTTAAACTTAAGATCTTCATATTGGCTAGCAGTCCATATTGAACCATTTTGTGATTTAAATAAACTACCCCTAGTGTATTGTCTAGTGACAACCACAGATTCCGCATCAGGTAAACTCTGTGTATTTACAGTTTTATCCCCCATGCGAGATATCCAAACTTCATATTGAATTGATTGTGATACTCCAAGAACTAATGCATACTCCTGTTCAGCCTCTAGGAAAACTGGTGATGGGAAAGTTACTTTAGTAGCTACTTCTCCATTTGTTGAAGTTTGAATATCATCAGGACTTACAACGACACGAGCAAAATCTTGTACTAATTGTGTTGTTGGTTGTCCTAACTCTACAGTTCTAATTTCAACAACTAAATTTTCTTTTGGATCTTTTCTTGCAAAGAATAAATCAACAGATGTTAAAAATGCTCCGTCTTGATCAACTGTAAATGTTTGTGATAAAGGATCAAGTCCTTGAACATTTCTACCTGCTAGAGTATTCAAAGGAGATTTTTTATTCTTCGCACCACTTCCTCTCTTATTCTTACTACCAGCATTTTTCTTACCAGTTCCAGCATTCTTACCAGTTGATGTTCCAGAATTTTTACCTGCATTATTTTTTGCACCAGTTCCTCTCACATTCTTACTACTAGATGTGTTATTATTATTATTTTTTGAAACGGATGTATTATTATTATTTTTAGATCCGTAACTAGGTCCTAAACTATTACCTTTTGTTAGTTTACCAGTACGAAGAGCTCTCCTATAATCATTTATGCTAACTTTGGTCATTTTGCCTAGACCAAACTTATTGGTAAAGGTGTACTTACTTCCACCTCCACCATAGTAACTTTTATAAACAGGGGGTGGAACTCTTACAGTTATAGATGTTGATTGTATAGTATTAACTTTACCACTTGAGATGTATTGACCTTCTGCCTCACTTAACAACATTGATCTTTGTTCAGGTGTTCTAACATCTGGATCAGATGATATTTTAAATGTACTTGTTCCAACTTTAAATCTTAAAGATGGTGGGGGACTTGAAAGAGGATCTTCAAAAAAGAAACTTCCAAATACATCACCATAGGTATCTGAAACTAATTTAACATCTGTTACTGTTGCCTGTGCTTTACTTGTTTGACCTAATAGAGTTATAGATCCACTGGTAGGAATATATCCATAAAATTTACCCTTTGCCTCATCAGATATTGAATTAATATCAACATTTAAAACTGTTGATGAAGCTGAGTAAGACGTACCTAAACTTAAGGATGTATTATAAGGATTTGAATTAAAAGTATTTGTGGGTGTTGAAATATCACCTTTTTTATGATTTGGTTGTGCGATTCTGAATATCGCAACTCTCTTACCATCTTTTAATGCCTCTACAGTTTCACCTTTAGAAAATATTCCATTAACCATATTAATTTCAACAAGTTTTGGAATTAAATTTATTCCGCTTGTTTTATCAAAAAATGGATAAAATCTTGTTACAGGTCTTACTCCATCAGCAGCAAAACTTACATTTCTTGATCTTATATGTGTATCTGCTACAGAACTGGTTTGTTTTTTCTCAACGTATGTTCTAGCGACATTGCCTGTTATAGTTTTACTACCACCCGAAACTTCAATATTACGAACCCATGTATCATTTGCAGGATCTAATTTTATTGTTCCAATAAATCCAGTTAAATTAAATGGATTTACATTCTCTACTCTTGATGCAAGTGGATTTCCCAACCATTCTATTTCAGCGTAATCAAGTGTAATTAAATCTCCAGTTTTTGTAACATTTGGATCTAAAAGTGTTAAATCTGTGGAAAAATCAGCAGTATTTGAATTAATAGATGGACTTAGTGCTAATTCAGGTTTAAGTGACCAAAAATGATTTGGCACTGTTAATACCTGTTCTTCAGTATCTACTGTTACATTACAATCCTCATCGGAAATATCAATTAAATTTAAATTTTTAAAATCATCTACGAAAAAACCAGTTTTAAATCTTGATAAACCATCTGCATCTTGTATTTGAAGTGTTTTAGTATCAAGTTCTAATAAACTTAATGATGATGTAACTTCAAGATTTTCAATCCTATCTTCTAATTTACCAATATCTTTCATGGTAAATCTTACATTATCTTCAACAGTTATTTTTGCATCATCTGTATCATATAAGTATGCAGGTAATTCAATAGTTGCTAACTTCATCATATTTTCTTCTGCTGATGGAGGAACAGGTAAAGATGATGACTGACCCACTAGCACGACAATATTTCCTTGATTATCTAATGCAACTATATCTGTTCTTGGCAAATAGTGATCATATCCAATTATTGAACTTTCATTAGGAGTAACAATCGTTGATGGATTAAACGTAGAACTAAATGTCCTATTTGAAAATGCAAAAGGAGATCCTGAACCATTAAAGTCTGATACTCTTGGTCTAAAGTCTAATGTATCAGATGCTCGCAAACCATCTTTAATTTCAGGTATATCTTTACTAAATCTTTCTTCATTATATGAACCCACTGTATAAAAATCACCAGTGTCATTAGATGGGACACTATACTTATCAAATACAATCAATAATTTTCTTGATGGAGCAGGGAAATTTATTTTTCTAACAATTCTAGAATAGTCATAAAACTGTTCTCTTTGTCCTTTATCTAATTTAAATCTATTTGTAATATTTAAATTATTACCTAAAGTTATTCCTTGTAAAGTGCTTAATATAAGTGACTCCTCAAAATTAATAACCTCACCTATATTAAACCCAGTTGATGATAAAATAGAAACTTCGATTTCTGTAGCAGATATTCGACCTACAATTTGTGCTACCGCACCAGTTTCCTCACCATATATTCTTTCACCCAATATTGAAGCAGTATCTAAGGACAAACCAGATGCAAATTCAAATCTATCTAAAGTTGGTGAAAGTGTATTAAGTGATTCATATACACCTACAATATTAACTGCATCTGGGACATTTAATGAGATCTCTTTATCCTCAACACGCAATCCGTAATTTTTACTTATAGACATTCCAGTCAAAGATGTGTTAATTCCAACAGAGGTTTTTTCAACTAATATTTTTTGACTTCTATCAAATTGTTTTACTTTACTTTTAAGTGCTTGTTTTTTAAGTGTCGTGCTAACGACTATATTTGATTCACTTGTTTCTAATCCGTTGATCGTAACAATTTGCCCATCCGCACTCAAAACAAACTGATCTGATGTTAAATCCTCAATACTTCCATCACTATAGTGCACAGAGTATCTTTCTTCGTCAAAACTTTCATAAAATGCACTTGAAATTCCACTTGATGCAAGATTAAATGTCAATACACCAGAACCATCAGTGCTTTCTCCAGTAATATTCTTACCAACTAACAATGTAGATGAACCTAAATTTATATCTGATACATTTTTATTATCAATTTTTGCATATAATCCCTTATCATCCTCAATGCTTATATTAGGCACTCCAAAAGCAAATGTAGTGCTAATCTTTGATGAGTTCAAAGAACCATTACATATACCTGTGATTGATGGCACTGCAGATAAAGTCACACTTAATCCATCTCCAGATACTGTTTCGATACGATTAAATCTCTCAACAGTCTCTCCATCTGGAGTATATCTTAATATTGTCCCAGTGCTTATACCTGCAAAATTAAAACTTCCATTTGTAGTCGCACCAGCACCAGTTATTGTCAACTTATCTGCATTACTAATATTTGGTGCAATGACACGATTTAAAACAGTATCTGATGTAAAACTAACAGCATATCCAGTTACAGAACTACTGTTTTGGAAAATACCCTTTACATCTTGTATACCAAAAGTTTTAACCGTTTTTATTGATCTAACAAATGAAGTGTCTTCATTTATGATTAGTTGTTCACCTGCCATAAACTGACCTGTGATTTCACTTAAGTAAATACAATCATATCCACCAGAAACTATAGAAACATATCCTGTAGCACCACTACTTACTCCTCTGATAAAAGAAGTAAGGGGAACTTCAGCATTAGTAACAGCTTGATTTAATTCAATTTTTGTAAATACTTGAACATCAAATAAATGCAAATCCCACTCAGTGGTATCACCAGTATATGATGCATCTGATACTGCAAATGAATATACCCTTGCTTCTCCTATTTTATCTCCCTGTTTTTCATTATCTGCGGTGGTTCTTTTATTGTATAGTTCAACGAGTGCAGTTTCATCGTTTATATTAGGAGCAGGAACACCAGAAACGTGGTTTACCTTAAATACAGTGCCCATTTGATATGGCACTAATGAGGAGTCTATAGTTTTTTTATCTCTTGGTTTTTCGACATCAAGTAATGTAGATGATTCAAGAGATACATCATAACCTCTTACATAAGCCTTTCCAGAGGAAACTCTTACACACATTAAATCATCTGAAGGTTCATTACCCAACTCTGTAATCTGTTGAATACCATAAACACCATCTCCAGTGGTTCCATCATTTAAGCATTCTAATACGTCAATATCAAATTTATCTAAAGAGTAATTTCCAGATTCTTCAAAAGTTCTTCTTGCAAAATAATCACGAATGATATTATAATCAGTTTTATCAGCAATGTATTGAATCTCACCATCTCTTAATCTTATTAATTCTACAAAATTTGTATCATCAGTATCAGTTACATCTTTTTTTGAGAGAGAAGTTTTTATTTTTAATCTATCAGCACCTGGTGCAGCAAAATTTGAAAATCCTCTTGCGTTGTCATATAATCCATCATCATCTTTTGCTGTTATTAATTGTTCATCTATTGTTAAACCAACTCTATAAGTTGGAGTGTTATTATATGGATTCAATACTATCTTTTCTGATGGAACTTCAACAAAAGTACCTCTTATGAAGTAAACACCAGCTGAAATAGAAACAGAGCATCCAATGTATGATGCATCATCATCGATTAAAGATATAACAGTTTCACCTGCATTAATGACAGTATTTCCATATGAAAATGTTTCCTCCACTATTAAATTTTCACCATCAAATAAACCTAAAGCTAAATTATCTGAACCAGATTCTAAATATTTTATGAATAAAGTTGGTTGATCTATATCCGCATTATCTTCTGGATATAGAAAATTATCAATAGTTACAATAACACCAGAAACTTCACCTCGCAATCTCAATCCCTTGAGTTCATTTAAATATAATGAAACAGGTACCCCTAAATGATCATTTTTTACTTTAATTGAAAAGTACTCTTCATCATATGCTATATTACCAGGTATAACCATTGAACCATCTTTGAACATATGAGTTCCAAATGATTCAATTTGATTCTGTAAAATTGATTGTAAAGTACTTAATTCTCTTGCTTGAACAGGAAATCCAGGTTTAAATAGTACTTTATAAAACTGATCATCCTTATCAAAATCATCATAGTAAGGACTTATGTTTAAATTTGTTTTTTGTGTCATTTTTTAGAATTCCAAGATGATTTTAATATCCTCTTTTTGTCGAGAATTTCTTGTTATAATTGGTCTATTGTCCAAATAAACAACTTCTCCCGACCCTTTATTTATCTCTGGATTAGCAATACCATTTTCAAAATTTACACCTAAAGAGATAACTTTATTTCCCGATGGATTTGTACTAATACCACTAAAATTTTGATCAACTGATGCTTGAAATCCACTTGTGGGTGCTATAATTGGTTCTGCAGAGGATTCAAATGATAATACTTTTGATTCAGTCGTAATACCTGCATAATCAGTCTGATCTCCTGTTGTCTGATTAAATACTAAAGATCTATCCTGAGAAAACTTAACGACATTAGTATCAGTATCATAAGATACTATGTAACCTTTTGCAGTTCCGTCAGTCACAGTTTGTTCAATTTTTTCACCAATAGTAGGTGTTCCTGTTGGTGAAATAACTTTTATAGCATTAACAGATGAAAACTGATTAGTTGTAAATATAGATGTTGAACCGATAGAGGTTGGATTTTTTATTATAGTTATTTGTGCAAACTTAGTGTCGGTGGGAAAATCTTTGGTGGAATCATCAAATCTTGCAAAAATTAATAATTTATCAGTTCCCAATTCTTTATACAAATCAAATCCATGACCCTTTGAAGGTGGTATAATTGGAATTAATTTTGCTCTTGTTGTTGGATTGTCTAATCTTCCAAGATCAACCATACCATAGGTATATCCTTGACCACCTGATGAAACATTAGTTTTAGTTATTTTACCCTCACTATCAGTATCTATAACAACTTTTGCTCCAGTTCCATCTCCAATAATATCAACTTCAACTCCAGATTGATTTTGAGCATATCCAAATCCTTGTTTATCAATATATACTTTTCTTATTTGATTATTATTTACAGTTGAATCACCATTTTCTCTAACTGACTGTATTTGAGTAGTCGTTGCAGTTGGCCAATCACTAGGAACTGAAATATATTCAGTAGAGTCAAATTTTATTATATCACTTGGAGGAACAGTAAACAAATATTTCCAAATATAACCATCACCACTTTCTCCTGCCCGTGTTGGTTCTAAATCTGTAAAAAGAGGTTCATCTTGTGAGGAATTTCCAGTTGTATTAATACCACTAGAACCATTATCAATACAAATATAAACATCAAAATTTTGATTCATTACATAGTAACTTGAATCATATAATCTTGAAGAACCTGTAACAGGTGATGGATTCTTTAAACTATAGTCATGACGATACATTTCATATTTTGTTCCTTGAGTCCAGTTTCTTCTTGACACTAATCTTCTTACATTATCTGATGTAACTTTCTTACCAAAAGTCATTGTGTCACCAACGTGATTGGTATAATTTAAATTATCTATCGGGTTTGGTGTTTCTGTATTCCAGTCTGAACTTCTTCCAAAACCCACCACGGGAGAGGTTGCATTAGCGAGTCCAACCACAACATAATATGAATTCGCAGAATTTTCTACCGTTTCTACAAAATTATTTGCATTTAGAATTCTAAATTGATCAGTTACAATAGCAGCCATATTATCAGCTTTTTCCTATATTTATACTAGCCAAGATCTTTTCTTAAAGCACCACTGTCTCTAAGTCCAAAATCTCTTCTCTGGATAGTTGGATAACTTGAAATACCAGAGTAATGTGTTTTACCTGTAACCCCTATGGATATAGGATTCGCAGACCTGTTAAAGTTTGTTAATCGACCCCATGAGAATCCACCGATTGCAGTTCCAAGACCAACAGAAGTATCTATACCAGTAGTATTTACTCCAGTCATAATATTACATGTTATAATACCAACTCCTGCATTAAATTCATCTACAAAATAGATGTTATCAACGCAAGTCGTTCCTGTAGAAACAACTGCACCATCACCATAAACAGAAGTTACACCATGTCCAACTTGAGTATCAAAGATATAGATTGGGTATCCAACCTTTAAATCAGTTAAGGTTGCACCTGGATTTCCAGAACCTGCTCCTAAATCTGCATTTAATTTAAATTCAAGTGCAAGAGGGTTTCCACCAACTCCATCAGTTACTGCTATACCAATAATATCACCATCAAATCCTTCAATTGTGGTTATTAAATCAACATCTTCTTTATTTAAAGATGGTGAAGGAGCAAGAACTTGAGGTGGTTTTGTTTGAGTATATCCAAAACCAGGATTAGTGATCGTAACTGTATTTAGACGACCACCAGATATTGAAACTGTAGCACTTGCTGTTGCCAATCCAACAGGTGGTGTGGTAGATGTAGTAATAGCATAATAATTATTTGTTGCAGGTGCTGCGATTGAAACAGTGACTGCAGATCCAACGTAACCATTACCAGAATTTGTAATATCTAATGATTGGATTGTACCAGCAGCAGATACAATTGCTGTTAAACCAGCAGCAACTAAATCAGTTGATTCAATAATTAATCCACCAACTGCACCAACATTTATTGAACCAAAATCTTCCTCGTAGTTAAAGAATGATGCATTATCAAGATATAATATAGTGTCTCCAATACCAACATCGGATATAACTTTAGCAGTTGGATAAACTAATGGTTCAATTGAATCTCTTGTTTTAAATACCAATTCACCATTTATTTTCTTATCAATTTTTTGCTTAGACCAATTAAATGGTTTAAAGTTTCTTTCGTCAATACCAATACCATTATATAAATTTGTTTCAACTTCGTCTGAAGCATTAATACTATAAATTACTCTTGATTCTTGCGTTGTTGTAATTCCTGAATTTTTTATTACCTGAACAGAATCACCAACTTTAATCGTGGGTGATACAGATGAACCTGCTGAAACTTGTACAGCATCTACTCCTTCTGTTCCTTTATAGAAGAATATATCTATTACATCTGATGCATCTGGTGGTTGTGCAAATGTAAATGATGTACCACCATCAAATGTATATGCTTCACCAGGATTTTGAACTACTCCATTAATGAATATTAAAAGTAATGCATCAAGATTAATTAATGCAGATTCAGGATTATTTTCATCTATCTCAAAACTAAGTAAATTGGAGTTATATATTATTGGGAATCTAGTTCTTGAACCATCTTGAAGATCTTTAATTGAATCTATAAAGTCAAACTGTCCAAAATTCCATGAGGAATATTGATCATTAAATGTTTCTAAAACAGTAAGATTAAAATCTGTCATGGTTGTAACACCAATAGCTGTTACTAATCCAACAGGTTTGAATACATCACCTACTTTAAAATTATATCCATTATTTTCTAATACAAAGTTAGTAACTGTAAATAAAGTTGAACCAATTCCAACTGTAGTGTTAGCAGCACCAACATCTATTGTTATGAGTGCGTCATTTCCAGTATCTGTGGTATTTCCAATACCTCTCCTAGAAACTCCAGTAACAGATAAATTAGAGTATGATGGTGATGAAACTTGAATTTGAGGTTTAACATAACCTGTTCCATTATTGTTAATTGTGAATGATAAAACTCCACCATCTCCTGCTACAGCAGAAATATCAGCACTTGATCCATTGCCACTTAGATCAGTAACAGCAACTGATACAGGATTTCTATAACCAGAACCAAAAGTTAAATCATGAAGATATTCAAAAGCAGTTCCAGATCCAACATATGCATGACTTTGATTACTTGCACCTATACTTACACTGAATGTAGTTGCAGACAATATACCAGTTATTCCAAATGATCTATCGTTTGAAATTGTTAGAGCAGGGTTAAATGTTAATCCATCTAATCTTACAAATTCGTTTATATTACCAAAATCATGATTACTTAAAGTTGTAACCTGTAGTTCACCAGTAATATTATTATATGATGCAGTGCTTATACCATATGAACTTCCTGTGGTTGCAACTCCTACCACACCTGCAATAGTACTTCCTCCTGCACCAACATTTGGTACAACTTTTGCTCCAACTAATGGTGCAACTCCAAGTCCACCTGTTGAACCTAATGATACAATTACACCACCTCTTGGTAGTTGGTTTTGATTTACATCACTATCACTTACAATCAAACTACCATTTGAAGAAGTAATTCCTGTGAATATCACATTTGTTGCTGTTCCACCTACTTCACTGAAGTTATAATTATTACCTAAATTATTAAATGTTGTTGGAGTTTGGAATATACCATTTAAAAGTAAAATACTACTACCAGTATTGACTCCTACAGTATCTGCTCCTTCAACTTTGACCCTATATGATTGATCAATTCCGTTGAAACTATCAGATATATCATCAAATATAATATTTTTTGTATAATCTTTTCTTAAGAAAACTCTACCATTAAATGTTGATCTTATAGGATCTAGATTTGATGGAGTTCTACCACTTTGATTTGTTCCTCTAGGTGCCTCCGTAAAATGAACTCTACTGTCAACAATATTATAACTTCCAGAATATAATCTTGTTACGTCACTTGCACTATGATTAGTCGCAGCAGATCCAATATATCCTCGATTTACTTCAATTATATTAACATTGCCTGTTTCTGTTATAGGTCCTACAGATGTTGTTCCTAAACCAACATTTGTAATTTCCATATATTCTTCATTAATTTTTATTGTATCTCCTGTTGTTATTGAAGAAATACCTGCAACACTGAATAAAGTTTGACTGTCTGTAATATTAAACTCTAAAGTAGTTGATATTGGAGTAAACGCAATAGGTGATTGTATAACTCCATCAATAGATATGAGTGCTTTTTCATTCTTTTTAGACATCTCAAATTCATGATAATTACCTGCACCAGCACTTGTAAATATTAATGATATACCAGCTAATGCGTCAGCACGAGTTTTTGCAACTTGGAATATGTCTTTATTCTTTGGTTTTTTAATTGCAAACAACTCAGTTCCTGATGCTAAAGTTCCACCTGCAGTTGCAATACCTGTAACTGTTGCACCAGTAAATGTAGAACCAGGTGAGTATATTATTTTTTCACCACTTTCAAAGAAATGATCAATAATAGTAAATTCTCCAGTTCCTAAATTTAAAGTTGTTGCTGGATTAAATTTTTTCTCAAATATTGGTATAGTATTGCTTTGTAATACAAAGTTTGTCTTATTAGATCTTGATCCATTAATTGCATCATATTGTGCAAGAGATAATGATTCAGTAACAGTTCCATATTGTAAATCAAGTGGAATATTTAATAAATCAATATCTGTATAGAATGCTTTACTTAAAACTTGAACTTGAACACTATTTGTTCCACCAGTATATTCTGGATCTGGATGAAAATTAAAGTTTAAATCATTTCCAACTAATGAAGATGAGAAAGTACCTATACCAGATGTACTTCCAATTGATAAGAATGGATATTGAGTAGTATGAGTATCAGTTTCATTATGTGCTACTAATACTTGGTGTAATGCACTTGTTGAACCACTTGAAACCCTAACTATACTCTTAAAACTTGAAATCTCTTCATGTAAAAATGTTGATATAGTTGTAGCAGCAGATACATTTACATAATTTGATTCAAATCTAACAGTTTTTTCAGTTCCATCTATCTGACCTGTAGATTTAAATCTATATGTGCTTATTCCAGCAGCAGTTGTGCCAATACCAATAATAGATGATCTAACAAATACTTCATTTGCCTCATCATTTTCAAAACTTAATGAAAATACTCCTGTTGATATTCCTGATGTAAAACTACCTATAAAATTAGATATAGCAGAATCCTCTGAATCGGTGAAAAATTCAGATAAGAATGTATTTGTACCATCATGAGTTGCATATAATTCGACAAAATTTGTTTCAGTTGTTGTAGGATCTTTTACTTCTGCAGATACGAAAAATGCGTCTATATTTCCAGTGTTTCCAGAAATTATTTCTGAAGTAGATGCGGTAGATACTATTTTGTTACTACCTACTAAATTAACAAATCCAATTGTTTGTGTTCCAATTCCAGATAGATCAGTGTTGAATGTATTTTGGAATATTTTAATATCATAATCGTTGTTATCAGCATCATCAGGTGTAAATATCAAACTTATCAAACCTGCAGAATCCATTTGAAACTCAATATCACCTAAATCTGAGGCAGTATTATGAACAGATGTTTTTTCTGCTGTGAATACGTCATTTTCATCTTTAAATAAAACAATATCAGATAATTGAATATTTTTATTAAATGGATTTCTTACTTGAATTAAATATTTTGCGTAATTTGTGTTTATTGGTATATCCAAAAACTTACTTAAAGTAGTTGATGTATTAGAGAATAAAGGACTAATATCATCTATCTCTAATACACGATTTGATCTACATTCAATATAAGGTGATAGTTTTGTATTTTTTAATTTTAAGAATTTTGATTTATTATTAACAGTGTCAATATCTAAAGCAAAATCAAAGTTATTAATTGTATCAACACGTTTTTGATCAATAATATCAAGTGCTACTGTGTCAAGGAAGGTTGATGTTGTAATACCTGCACTGGTTGAAGATTGAATACCAACATCAGCAAAATTCTTTAGACCACTTGTATGTAAAAGTCTATTCACAGGATTTATTAAATCTTCAAATGTTATTGAACTTTTGACAGTATATGATAAATTTTGATAATAATTATTATCTGGTAGCACTTGATAATCTTGATTTAGTTTTCCTATATCATTTCTCCATCCTTGATTTTCTTTTAAAGAATAATCAACTTTAAATTGTCCTGTATTCTCAGATATTTCATTTATGGTAGCTATATTACCACTATTTGCTCCTCTTATTCTTTGACCTGCAGTTAAATCAAACGCACCAGGTTGATCTTCAACAATTTTTATAAATTCGTCAGTAGATTCTGATATTGATAATTCAACTGGAGTAAATGAATCTCCAATAAATGCAGATATTTTTTCACCAACTACAAAATTAAATATTTTTTGCGTAACTGAAAAGACTGGATAATCATCTTTACTAATAATTTGTGCAAATGAATTTTGATTTGTTTTTGCAATACCAGCATTACTCGTAAATGTTGATAAATCAAATTCAACAGTCGCTGGATTATTATTCACCATCGAAGTGACTTTAAAGAATTTAAATCCGTTATCCTCAGAATTAAAACCATCACCTGTTGTTAAACTTGAATGTGTATATTGTTGTATGCCTTCAACAAATATTTCTTCACCAACAGAGAACGGTGCAGTACTAAAACCTAATATAGGTGTGACTAAAGTACAAGTTACGATGCCTGTAGATGAATTAAATTCAACTGTTTTAATTGCTGCTCCATTACTATTATTAAGTGCAAATATTTCATGAGTAACTGATTGTAAACCTCTTGGTGGAACAGTAATTGATGCATCTACTATTGCACTTCCATTTATTGTTGCTTCAACTGATCCTGATGTATCTTGTAATCCAGTATCTGGATTCACAATTACTAAATCAGGTTCAGATGTGTAATTTTTTCCACCAGAAACAACTTCAACATTTGTTATTGTATTTGAATCTATTATTGACATAATAGGTGATACAAAAGCTTCTGGTTTGAGTGTATTATCCGAAGAATACTCAAAACCTGGATTTAATATCCTAACACTATTAACACGATTTATAGACTCAGAATCTGGCAGTAAACTAGCATTTACACCTTGAGTCGATGCAATACTTACAAAAGATGGTAAACTTTTATATCCAATTCCACCATAATTTATTTTAACTTTATCAATAGATCCTGATGCATTTAAGGACTTTGTAGTATAATTTAAAATATTTGTTTCACTTGATGTATATGATAATTGTTCAGGAACACTTTTTAATGATATTGAATATGATGTTGAACCAGATGAAACATTAAAAATTTGATATTCATCACTATAAACACTATCAACATATTGTATACTTGAAGCATTTGGAACATCAATAAAATCTGATGTGCTTATAAAACCACTTTTTGAAACATTATAAAACAACTTATTTGGATTATCTTCATTAAAGTTTAAAGTTATTGTTGCATCATCAATTTTGTTAATACTTGTTATTCCAATACCAACTGTTCCTATTCCACTCACTTGGAATGTATTAGTTGTTCCTGTAGATACAAATTCATTCTTAAACTGATCATCATGAAATATTTTAAATTCAAATCCCTCTAAGGAAGAATGTCCTACACCAAATACTAAATTATTATTTCTAACAACATTAATTTGAGGATTAACTAGAGAAAATTCATGATTACTACCAACTGAAGAAAATTCTAAAATTCTTATAGGTTGTAATAAATCATTAGGTGCTTCAGTTAATTTGAAGTTATTATCATCAACTTTAAATACAAAATAAGACTGTCCATTATTTAAACCTTCTATTACATCGTTTGATGAATAATTTATCTTATCAAAAGTTTTAAAACCATGATTAATAATATTAATATTATTTGTTGTTGAATTTATACCACTAGACGAACATGTTATAGGATTTATTAATACTCTAGAATTTAAAGCATCATATCTGACATCTATAAATGAACTAGTTCCAATACCAACTGATTTTTGAGGAATTAAATTTAAGTTTATTAAATCATTATCATCTAAATTATGAGAGGTTGATACTGATACTGTAGTGTGTATTCTTTGAAGAGTTCCTGTAACTTGGTCAAAATTACTTTCAATTGAATATTCAAAACTACTTGTTCCAACTTTAGTATCACCAACAAAAGATAATCCATTTGTATTTGTAGTTAATCCTACTTGAGTTACAATACCAATAAAATTATCAGATTTTTTAATAACAAATATATCTTGTGAATTAGATCCAGACTCTGGAATGTTAAACGTTGTAACACCATCATCATCAGAGACTGTTAAAGCGTACCCTGCACTTGGTTTAGTCAATGTTACTTTTTGATTTGTTTCAAATGGGTGATTTAATAATCTTAAACTTTGTAAAGGTGTAGATACAACTTTTACAATATCTCCAAGAGTTGAAGTTGATGTAGAACCTAATCCAACAGCAGTTCCTACTCCTATTGATTCATGTGGATTAAAAAATACCTTATCATTTAAATTAGAATTAAAACTAACATTTTCAGCAGTTTCTAGTAACTCAAAAGTATTTGGTATCAATTCCAAAAGTGTACCAACAGTATGAACACCTGAAGAAACTCCTCTTCTTACTCTTAATATATTATTAGAACCAAATTTATTAAGAACTAGTAATTTTTCAGTACCTATTCCAATACTACTACCCACTGAAATTTGATCTGGAATTTTTGAAAGGTATATATCAGTTACAATACCAGTTGTTGTAGAATTTGGAATTTCTTGATATACAATGCTTCTAGCTGTTTCAATTCCTAAAATTTGAGATCCATTTACATAATCAATAATTGTTGTGTTTATACCAGATATCACAACTCTATCACCATTATTAAGACTAGGTGATGTAGATATAAATGCCGATATATTTCCTTTATTATTTTCAAAAAGCACAACATCATTAAATGTATCAACTGTAGTATCTAAAGAGGTAATATTTTTACCTTTTAAACTATCAACCACTACATTCAATCCACCACCATTTGTATTTGTATTATCAAATATTGCTGAATTTCCTATTCTATAGTTTTCTCCATCATTTACTATTTGTATAGAATCTACAGATCCAAATGAGGTAGAATCAACAACACTAATTTGAGTGGATATCTCATTTGACTCTATTATAAAGTCATTATCAGCAAATTGATCTGAAACTTTATAAGGATAAGTATTTCTTATAAGATTTGAATTTTCAATATCAAAATCTTTTTGTGTTAATTTATAATTATCAATAACTGGATTTGATCTGTAAGTATCACCAATAAAATATGGAAATTTGGGTTGTAATGATATTGAAGTAATGCCGACAAAATACGCATACGTTCCTTTTGGATATTCAGGTGTTCTACCATATCTTCCGTTATGGATGTCTAAGTCACCAACATTAGTAAAAACATAATCATCAATAAAGAATCCTGAACTAAATGTTGATGGTCTATCAATAATATTATTTGTATCAAGTTCATATCCACAATCTAAACGTCTAATGGCAGAGTTTTCATCAGAGGGATCACTATATCCATATGGACCATAAATCGGATTACCATCATATGCCCAACCAATTATAGGTGAGTGTTCTATACCATCATCACCAAATGCATCATTTCCAATTTGTGTAGAATAACCAACTAAGGTATATTTTAATTTTTCTTGTGATTCAACTAATGCTTCACTTCCATATCTGTCAAAAGAGTTAGTGAATAAACTTCTTATTGATGTATCTACTTTTAATTCAGTTCCTGGTGGTTTAACTAAAATAGATGTTGTATTTTCTTCATATTGTAATCCACCTTCTAATATGATAACATTTACAATCTTCCCATTTTCAACAACTGCTCTTAATTTAGCACCTATACCAGTGCCAATACCAACAACTTCTAAATCTGGTACAGTTTGATAATCTTGTCCTTTAGATTGAATTTCTACATAACTTATCTTACCATTTGAAATTATAGGTTTAAGTTCTGCATCTTTACCAAACTTTTTAGTAATACTTACGGGTTTCTCTAAATTTAAAATATCAGAACCATACCCACTTCCACTTTCATATAGATATAAGTCTTCAATTGAACCTCTGACAACAGGAGTTGCTGTTATAATACCAACATCTGTATTTGCTAATTCATATTTTAGATTTAATTTTATATCTGGATATTTGAAAACTTGGAAACCAGTTCCTTGATCTGAAAATTTTACATTATTCAATCTATTAAAGTTTTCAAAAGATGTTCCACCTAATCCTGCATTTGCCAATTGGAATGAGTTATCATCAATATAGAAAACTTTATAATAAGTTGATGTAGTACTAATCCCAGTATAAGTAGATAATCCTGTTATTGATTGAGGTTGAGTTGAACCTAAACCAACATTTGTAGAATAAACAATATTATCACCATTATTAAATCCATGATTAATAAAATTAATTGTATGATTATTTGTATTAATTCCTATTGGTTTTACAAATAACTGTCTATTTTGATAATTATTACCACCATCTAGTACTTTAATATCTTTAAGTGTGTTTTCCTCTTTAAATAATTTAAATTTATGAACTCCACCTTTATTAAAAGTAGTAAAACCAACAGTATTAATTCCAGTATTATAGTCATTAATATTTTGGAATAACTTAATAGTATTTGCATTAACAACTAAAGGATAATATGTTGCACTATCTACTAAAGTTGTTGTTCCAAGTCCAACAACTGATATTCCATCATTTCCAACTGTACCCACACCTAAAGGATTATTTCCATTTTTATCATAAATTAATGGTAATCCACTCGATATATGATGATCAGATAAAAAGGTTAAAGTTTCATTAACATTATCAATACCACCTGACTGTGAAATTAATCTTCCATCAAAAGATATTTCTCTTTTTCTTTTTGATAATATTGGTTCAAATACTGCACCAGATCCATTTCCTCCTTCAACAGTTACTGATAAAACTTTTTGTATATCAAAATCTTGTGGATCTATCTGAATATCTGTTACTTCTCCAGTAACAACAGGTTGGACTAATGCTCTTGTGCCTCCAGTTGATGACAAAGATACTTCTAAAGTTGGAGGAACTAATACATCATAATTAGCACCACCATTTAATACTTTTACATCCTCTAATGGTCCAAAATATATTTTATCTTTAGATTTATAATTTAGTATTTCAACACCATTGATAAGAAGTCCTGTGGTTCCTGGCAGAGTTTTTTCATCACTAGAACTTATAATATTTGGTTCTAAGGGAAATTCCCTTAAAATTTTCTGAGCACCTATCTTTTGATTTACAGTGCCAACTAATGAAAAAGTATGTGTTCCTGTGTTTGAAGGTAAAGACTCGAATTCTTCAAAATCTGCTATTGGGATAAATGATCTAGATTTATATAAACGAATTTGATTTTTAGAACTTAAAACTTCTACAAAATATGGTCCTTCAACCAAACCTGGAATTATAGTGCCTTGAGCAGTATATATTATTTCATCACCAGTTATAAAATTTACATTTGATGAAAAAGATATTACACTATATTTTAATGTATTAGGATTATATCCTTGTAAATCAATATTTCCAGTTGCATTTGGTAGAATCGATTGAGGTATAGATGCAGTAATTGTATAGGATGGTAAGGAATTAGACGCAACATACATATTCTCATTAGAATCATTATATACATTGGTTGTATCTGCTGTTAGGACATTATTACCAAATTCAACATCAACCGTAGAACTACTTGCTGTTTTAATAGATCTTCTAATATCATAATCTCTATTTGGGTCAACAGTGAATGATCCACCACTTACACTACTTAAAGGATCTAAGTCAATAGTCCTTGTAGACGAACTAACACTCTTAACAACTCCTGTTCCTGCTATATTTTCTTCATTTCTAAAAAGTATTTGAACTGCATCACCAACTTTAATACTTGATTTGTCAATATCTCTTGTAAATAATACAAAATTATTTCCACTTATACTACTAACTTGAAATCTTGAAGATGTGTTATAAATCCACGAATTTGCAAATATTTGTTTTCTAGATTTATTTAAAAGTGGATCAATTATCTTTTCACCAACATTTTTAACTGTTATTTTTTCACCTTCAGTTAATAATCTTATATCAGATGTTGGTTCAAACTCTGACAATACACCAGTTAATCTTAACTCTACTTTTTTAGTTAAATCAGCATCTTCGTATCCATAATAAAATATATCAGATCTAATATCATCTGTTGTTGATATTGGTGACACAATATTTTCACAATCAAAAAATTGATTTAAAGATTTACTACCATAGTAAATATTTGTGTTTATTCCTGATATTACAAATCCTGTCGCTGCAAAACCAACTGTGGAATCTACTGTTATAACACTTGAACCTATAGAAACATCAGTTATTGATTTTGTAATTCCTGGTATTGTGAAAGTTCCTTCTATAAGATCCCTATCATTAAAACCTACGAATAAACCTAATTTATAATATGTTTTTCCTTTCCTAGTAAAAGGTTGTATTTCTGATACAGATGCTGCAATTGGAGCTCTTGTATTAATATCAGTAGATTTTATAATTGTTTGTCCAAGAAGTTTTGTAGGATCACCTACTATAGCTTCTGCAAGAACTATCTCTCTTCTAATATACTCTGCTGATGATGGTTTTATAAGATATTCTTCTAAATCAATTACTTTAGGTGTTTCATTATATAAAACATTGAATAAAATTCTAAACGATTCTTCAGTTCCTTTTGATTGGTATAATGATTTTGAATTTTTTATAAAATTACTTACATCTAAATTATTAACAAAATCAACATTTTCTAATCCTGGTGTTAATGTTGTTTTTGTCTTTTTATAAAATTCTTTTAAAAATAATGCACTAAGATTTATGACTGTTGCATCTGTTTCATGATTTGTAGCAGTAGAGTCGGTAAATATAAGTTCATTAGGTTGATTTGTTGCATGATGTGTTGTAATACCACTAAACCCCCTGACACAACCAGTAAATGTATTGGTGGTTAATCCTGTATATGTAATTATTTCTTCATTAATTTTAAATAAACCATATTCTTTAGGAAAACCCTTGGTACTACTTACATTTACTGTGGTTGCAACTGTTGCAATACCACTTGTTAGTGTTGTTTCACCTACTATAACTTCTGGTGTTAAATTATCTAATTTTATGTACTGATCTAAATTATCAGTCAGGTCAATCGGACCTCCTTGATATTCTTGGGAGATATAATACTGTTTTAAAAAATCTACTGCTTTTGGACTTTCAGATAGTAGAAATTCAGGAATTTGATTTTCAATTATCTGTTGGACTTTGACTCTCTTATCAATTCCAGTTGTTATCATATTATCCTCTTGTCAATGCTCCGTTTGAATAACTTGAAGTAACTTTATATCCAACACCAGATATCTGTTCACCAGACGTAATAGTGTCTTTAACCATATTTATGGAACTATCACCAACTGCAAATGTAAGATATAAGTCCTTTAAACTTAAAATATCATTTGACTCTGGAAATGCTTGAATTTCAATAATATTATTTGATTTTTCAGTTGATGTTATATTGATTGTATTTAAAATTATTTCACCATGTACATAATCTACAATTCCAGCAGATGCCACTACAAGTTGATCTCCATCACCCTTAACTATAGCTATAATTCCCTTTCCACTTCCATCTAAACTACCATTTATATTTTTATTTGGTATATCTGTAAAATATACAGTATCATTTTGATTTTGAATTGTAAATCCAGTGCTCTTAATATTTCTTCCTATAGGATTTATGTAAAATCTATTACCATAACATAATTCATATTGTGCGAATTGATTTGTAAGTGCTTTAAGATTCCTTCTTATAATAACACGACTTATATTTGATGATATTGCACTATCAATATTATCAATTACATTTAATACTTTACTATATTTAAATCTACCACCAAATTTATTAAGTTCAGTGGATTGACCATAAGTTGTCAATCCATTTATAATTTTAGTTTTTAAATTAGATACTGTGGATACCTTAGAAGGATCATAGTACACATATGAATCAAGCTCAACGTATAATAATTTAAGATCTAAGATTTTCTGGTTGATACCTGTTAATGAGTAACTTTTTAACTTTGATAAAATTTGTGTTTTATCAAAGTCCGATACAAATTCACCATTTTTTGGTTTGATTGTGATTGAAACTGTTCCAAATTCAGGTGGATCAAGTTCTTCACCACCAACAACAGATACTGACTCAGTATTTGGATAGATTGTTTGGATTATTGACTCATAATCCCTTGCTGTAACTGCTCTGTACTGTGATGAATAGAGTCTAGGTGCAAAATACTTAATTGAGTCAATTGACTCAATGTTGCCTCCATTAGATGCCGATGAGACAGTTGTAATAGTGGGTGTGGATGATGGTAATTGAATTTGATTTGAAGATGATACAACACTACCTGCATAACTAAAAGATGCTGGACCGTTACCTTCTACACCATCTGTGACAATATAGGAAACAGTAATTACTGCATCGTTATCTATTTTTTTACCAAAAACTCCATCACCAAAAAGTAATTCATATCTTTCATCAGTTACTTCTTGTAGTAAGTATACTTCAGAAGTATCAGTTATGTTTAATATATTATCAACTTTACGATATTCTCTTTCAGTAGTATCAGAAATACCACTTACCTTAACAACTATGGTTGAAGTATCAATAAATGAGTTTTCAAGAATAAATCTTTGATCAAGTGACCCATCAACAGTAAAGGTTTTTGTTAAGTAAGTTCCTTGATATACAATTATATTATTAAATGAGGATGTACTTGAAATTATATTACCTGCACTATCAGTTAACTGATTTGTAACTGAAGTTATTGATTCTGGAATTGAAAAAACATAAGAAGTATCATTACTTGTGCCTACACAAACTAATCCTGCTTGTAAAGTTAGTGTTGGTGTATTTCCACTTGTAGTAATGTCAAAAGATATTGTAGCTTGAGCAGCAGTTCTTGATCTTGGTACGTATCCAACGTTTCGAGCAAGTGAAACAACGTTTTCACGTACTGTAGCAGAGTCTAAAAACGACTCATTTACAATCATGTTAGAGTTAAATGCTGTAATATACGTATTATATGCTAAAGTATCAATTAAAACGGAAAAATTTGACCCCTCAAAGTCAAAATCAGTAAAATCTGAGTTTGCACGGAGATAATCTTTAATTGATGTCTTGATTTGATCAAAATCTAGGTTCGTAAACTTAGTAAAAGGCATTTATCTTGTTGCTTCGAGCATGAATGTGAATTCTTGTGTAGGAATTTCCTGTCCAACAATATCAAAAAATACCGTAACCTCAAATTCATTCAAATCTGGTCTTGGTCTTACTTCAACTACTACATTATCTATTCTAGGTTCAAAATTTTCAAGTGTAATTTCAATTTGGTTCTGTATAACAGACGCAGTACCAAAATCTACGAAGTCAAATAGGCTATCACGCACCTCTGAACCCAATGATGAGTTAAAAAATCTCTCAGTTGGGATGGTTTGCACTAAATTTCTTACAGATTTCTTAATTGCGTTCTCATTTTTGAGAATTGTAAGATCTTTTGTGACAGGATGAGGGGTAAAAGACAAACTAATGTCTTTAAATCCTCTTGATATGCGTTTTATTGCCATGTAAACAGTTGTTTCCTGTTTTATTTATGACACTTTTTACAGAATGTTATTATTTATCCCAATTCGGGTTCAAAAGGCTTTCGATCTGATGTTTTTTGCCTTTCTTTTGCTGTTTTCCAGAAATAATTCTCTTCAGAACCCAATCCATCACGATCATGACCGTTTTCTACCTGATAATAAACGGTTGAAACCTTAAAATCTGGTGATTTTGGTGTTTCGGGTGTAATACTGTTATCATAGATACGCATTCTGTTGTTTGGATAGAGACAAAACTGTCCATTGTCCAATTCTAAGAGGTTATGAGACTTATGTTCGGCAGGTTGTTCACTTGTAGAGTAGTCAATTGAGTCTACATCTTGGTGATAATTGTCTAAAGTACAAATATATGTGCCAGTTTGGTTGCCATAGTCTCTTGTATAAACCTCATAGTGCATTGAACCGATAAATTGCTTCTGAACTGCAACGACTCCATAGTCCATACAGTTCCAAAACTGCAAATTGTGCAGTGTCATGTCAGGAGTTGGTGTTTCTGGGTCGGATGTAAACGCAGAAATCGGTAATTTATCGAACATTGCAGCATATTCGGGTAAATATGTCTCAAAATAAAACGCACGACCAGGTATACTCTTCGCAGATACCCATACTCCTTTTACAAATTCACCATGACCACTCTTATGATCAGTCAAATACTCTTTTCTTACCCATACTTCATAAGAAGGTAGGTTCGCAATCAAACAAGCCATCTATTTTCCTTGTCCTTTATATCTTTTACGAGCCGAGTTACGGGATGTTGCCGAGTATTTCGAGTGTTTTCCCTTTCCTTGACGAGTTTTTTTCGGGTGGGTTTCAATTGTGTTACCCATGCTAAACGTTTTTGCCATTAATTTTCCTTAATTTCAGTTCTAAGTTCGAGCGGATGCGGTGTACCTTCAGCATAAAACTTATCTGCCAGTTCCTCCATCTTCGTAAAGTATTCCTCCTCTGTCAGATTCTCAAAAAGAACCTCACCTTTATGAGTAATCTTATATAACTCTGGTTTTTTCATGTCCTACACGAATACGAGGGTCACACATAATACGGAAACCTGCCTCTTTTGCGTCTAAACAGAATGAGACATCTTCTCCACACATGTCTTGAACAGCACCAGATTCAAATATCTGCATCTTCGGAGCAAACCAAGGATACTTAATCTGATCATCTTCAAAGACACCGTGCTTAATCAGTAACCATCCGAAACCTGCATAGTCAACTGTGAATGGTTTTGATCTCTTTGCAATTGAATCAAGTGTTTCATGGTTCATCACTCCACCATTACCTTTGAAGTCATCCTCATCTAACCAGTGAGCGACTGAAGTTGTCTTACCATCTTCTGTGCAATACCAACCTGATGCAATCTTTTCGTCCATTAAAACAAGTTGATAGAACTTTTCAACATTAAAAACGATATCTGAGTCAATCCATAACTGATAATCATACTTAAGTTTACCATCCCAAGGTAATTGATCAGGACCTCGAAGAACATTTGCACCAAGACATTTACAACGGGCAAAATTGACCATTGATGAATAATCTTGTGATATTTGTATACTTGCCTTTGCTTGAACTAAGTCAAAGCATAGTGTCACAAAGTTCTTTAGAAATGTATATGATACTCCTCGACCTGGTAGACAGAACACAACTGTCTTACCTGCTATCATTTGTTTTGCTTTATCGTAGTCCCACTCTGGTGCTTTTGCTTCTTTCTTTGCTTTTGCTGCAGCTGATTTAACAGTAAATCCTTTTGCCATACTAATGTTCAATTATAATTATATAATACACTATTATCTATACATTGTCAATAAGAGTGTTCTGTATTGTTATCCGAATGTTCATCATTGACTTCAACATAAAATAAATCATCTTTATGATAGGAAGAGTAGATTCTATCCCAGACAATATCAAATATTTCTTTCTCTAAGTTTTTAAACAATACCTTATCTTCAAGGTATATGTGATAACTCTTATTCATCGGGATGTTTACAAAAACTTGGTTCTTCATCATACTTTCTTTCATAGTCATATCCATCCAATACAACTACTGGTGCAACTACCGAATGAAACTCTCGAAAGTACTCCATTCGATCCTCTGCAAACTTAAGTGGTTCTTTACTCATCTGATTCTGTGATGATTACTTCTTCTGTATCGATGTTGAATTTTATTTTAGTTCCCTCATACCAGTTCATCTCATTCATGATCCATTCTGGTATGATCGTATAATATTCACCCGTAACCATATCGGTCTCTATTGAAGTCAAAATTTCGTCGGGATTTTTTTTCATGTAGGTGGATTTCATTTTCCTTTTTCAGTTTATCTATACCTGGAGAAATTTTTGTATATAAAATGCAACATTTATCACGCTTCCGTAACACTTTGTAGGTTAGGTTCCCTTTGCGTTTTTATATACGGGGGGCGGCAACCCCCCAACTGCTGTAGTCACGAACGAATGATATTAAAATTATAATATGAAAAGGTCTCTCTGTCAACTAACTTATATGTTCCGTGACGACCTGCCATGACGTACCCCTCTCCGTTGACTAACTCCTTACCAAGAAAGCAATCGCATTTAAAATTGTCTCTCATCAGTTCCATGAACTCAGTCTTTATACTCTCCACAAGTAACCACAACCGCACCAACTGATAATTAGCAAACTCCTCCGCAACCACTTCGTCACCATCACGAATGTATGCGTTTAAATCCTGCTTCAACTGCTTTGCTTCCTTCGGTGTTGCAAAGTCCACAAGTGTTGCCATCTGACGGGCAAAACCGATCATAAGGTCAATGTCTATGGTTGCACCTTTATCAGTAATCCACGCATCAGGTTGAATGAAGTCAGCACCACGACCACTTAACAAAACGAATGTAAGAGGTTTTGCGTTCATGTCCTTGAGTGTGCTTCCAGTATAATAAGTATGCGGAGCAACAACAACTCCTCCGTCCATTACTCTGTCAAAGGTATAACTAATTGCATTGGGTTTGTAATCTCTGTAACCACCGAACCCGATAAAGTCACCTTGAAACACTGAGAACGGAACTTCTTCAGTACGTGGCAAACAATTAAGGCATCTGATTAAGATTGATTGCAATTCTACGTTTTTGTGATTGTTGCATATGTCCTCTACAGTATAATTAATCTTCGGGGTCTTCTTATTAAATACGGACTTCGTGCCTACAAAAAACTTTCCATTCTCTGGGTTAGTTCCCCATACTATAGCGGGTGATCCGTCTATCTTCACGGAATAAGAGTTATGCATTCTGTTTGAGAATGCATCCAGTACAGATAAGTCACCTGTAAGAATTGTGTCCTCTGGGTGTTCAATGTGTAAGTTTTTCATATTAAGCACCTTGGTAAACTGCTGTTGCGTAGTTGCTGCACGGATGCGGATTGCTTGGAGTGCAACCGAATGAAGCAAAAAATGTGTCTAACTGCTCAAGGTTTAGGTCTGGGTCGTCAAAGTCAACTTGTGATATGTGGTCTACTCCCCACTCTGCAACCTCAATTACGAATGTCTCAAAGTCTTCGCAGACATAAGCAACATTCTCAAAACTGTCATTCTTTTTGATTCCGTTGATGATTCTTTCTGTTTTTGTCATGGTGTTTTGTGGTGTATGTACTTATTATAAAGGATAGAGGGGTATGTTGTATACCCCTTGTGACAGTTTATAAATCGTCCATCATCTCCTGCATTTCGTCAAAGTCTGCTTCGTCCCACTTTGCTCCGTCGGGTGTTTTGGTCATTCCCATATCTGTCATGACTTCAATGAACTGCCCGTAAGTTCTAAAGTCTTTTGCTAAGTTGTATAAACCTTCGTCCCCTCCTATCCACAACGCACAGTTCCAAGTTGTCCAGTCTGCCCATCCGTTGTACTCTGTTCTTGGTGTGTCTGTGAGATTGATTGCTGTTTGAAACATTGATGTAACTCCTTTTGGTGTATGTACTTATTATAATGGATATTGGGGACTGTGGTAGTCCCCTTGTGCCACTTTATGAACTGGCCGCCTTACATGTACGATGTAAGTGCGTGAGGTTTATTATTCTCATATGAGAGTGAAGTTAAATAAACTCCCATATAATTCTGAACCTCATCAAAGAGTTTTGCAACATGGTCATCCTCTGTTTTGCCTTCAACGTCCCAAATACCGATTGCATTTTGAACTTTGAACTTGAGATCCTCAATCTCTTTGGCATTTTTGAATTTTGGATCAAATTCAATATTTGTGACAATGAATTTCTTATTCATTAGTTTGCCCTCCATGAGAATGAATTTTCTCCATTGATTTGATCAATCAAGGCATTTGTTTTTTTATCGTTCTCCTTCTCCAAGTCATCGCACATTTTAATCAATGCTCTCAACCCTGCTACTTCCTTCTCAAATTGTTCAGTGGTGTACATGAATAACTCCGTGGTGGTGTATAACTCTATTATAGTTGATTAAGGGCACTTATCCAGTACCCTTAACAATGATTTAATATTCTGAAACAATTCTCAACCAACTCCAAACCTCTGATTTGGTTAACCATCCTCTGACATCCTGCCATTCGTGGTCGTCATAATGAAGTTTGTCTCCCTTTAAAAGTGCAATCTCATAAAGACCTTCTTTACCTCCGTAAGAATGCTCATGACATGCAACGGATAGACCATATCCATTTTCGCAGTAATACCTTACTACTTCGTCATTTGGTCTGATTACTCTTTTTTCTTTGTACATAGTTTTGAAACTTTGTTTGTATACCTTTATTATAAGGGATAATTGGTTAGTGTGTAGTCAGTGTGTGCCACTTAATAAACTGTCATTCTCCTTTTGCAATTTGTTTACAGTTCGTCTATAATCGATTTCGGTTGCGATTGCCATCCCCACTGTATAAAGTGCATAGCAACCGCCGATCAGTATAAAAAGTTCAATTCCTGTCATTTAAAATTCCTCTCTGAATAGTTGATAGTAAAGTTCGTTCATAAGACCAACTTCAAACGATGTGCTTGCGTGTTGGTCGGTTACTCCTTCGTAACATTTTAAAATTTCGTCGTATCCGTCGAATTCATACATCATTGGCATAAATCCTCAAATCTTTTGTTTGCGATTTCGATTTGCTTATCTTCGTCAAGGTAAGGAAAGTTCTCCTGTACCTCGTCAAAAATGTCTAAAAGCATGTCTTCGTGGGTTAGTGTACTCATGATAATTAATAGGTGATTACTTGAAAGTGTGCGTTAATAAAGTCGTCTTCTCTTTTTCTTTTTCTAAGTTCCTGCTGTGCGTCAAACAATCTCTGGTCTTCTTCGGTTGTATTTAAAAGACTTAACTTAGACAATGCTTTTACGATTGCGTTTAGTTCGTCTGTAGATTTGCGAGTCATGTTCATAATAGAATGATGATAAGGATGTAAAGAAAGATTGATGTTGATATATTCATTATAACCTCCTAGACCAAGTTGTCTAGGTAGGTTTGTGCCACTTCTTTGGTTGTCCCACCATCGATCCATTTGTTAATATGTCGTGATGTGGTCACACTCCACCATTTTTCTGTTCTTACATATCCCTCCCCGAATACATAAGCAGCAACTGGTGTGCGGTAGGAAAATAAAATTCTTGCTTCAGAAGTTTCAACCTCTGTCATGTTGCTTGCGATTGGTGTTAGTTGCATTTAATGCTCCTTTGATTACTTTTATAATATAACCCACTTTTGAATAGAGTGGGGAAACTATGTGCCACTTTATGAACTGGCACTATTTCATTACTACATCCACTAAATTGTCGTATGTTTGTACGTCCCAACCTTTCTGCTCTGGGACTTCCATTTCATAACCAAACATAACGAGTTCCTGTAGGTACTCAAGTTGACCATCTGTAAGTTCAATCTTATGCATTTTTGAAAACCTCCGCATAATAATCAATTTGCTGTGTATCTCTTTTGAGTATGCACATCTGGTTAACGTGCATTAAGTGTGAGATGTGATGCTCTGTAAGTTCTGAGAAGTTCTCCCAATCATAAACAGGAATCGCATTATCCACGTCAAGTGACCCATCTTTAAACTCTGGTGCTGAGATAAACAACCCTTGGTCATCAATCCAAAAACCCATTCCAAAAAGTACGGATGAATAAACTAAGTCCTCGTTATAGAGTTCTTTTACAAATTTTGTTTTGGTGGTCATTTTTTAAAATGTTCCTTTACTCTCTTAATATAATCCATATTGCATAAAAAAAGTGCCACTAGTGGACACTTTATAAACTGGCACAAGATCGATTGCAATCCAGCTGGATTTTTTTTATAATAAGGATAAGTCTGGGGTAGGACTTTTCCAAAAACTTTCGTCACCGAAGCAGCGCAATTTTATTTTTATGAGAATATCGTGACCTTCCGTGTCAAGTGGAGGTGTGCCACTTTCTTTTCTGGCACATCGGGTCTTGCCTTACCCCCGATCTTGTGCTAATATATGATTCATAGTGCGCGGTATCATCCGTTACACCATATGTGTGCGCTCATAATCTAGTGCGAGTATGTCAGCATGCATAATGCATATATGCTAACGTCTGAAAGTTGGTGCTTTCTCGTCTTGCATAGTTCTCGTCGAGTTCTGCATATGTGTGCATACTCTCGTCGAGATCATCATGTACTGATATCTCGTAATCCCACATGAACTCGTAGTCGTACTCCATGTCTAGTCGAGATGTGTGTTTGATTATATGATTATTATAGTGCAATCTAGTCGAGATGTCAAGCTTTTATGAGAATCTAGTCGAGATTCCCTGACATTCTAGACGAGATAATTATGAGACTCACAATAGTATATAGGTACTCATGCACAAAATTGTGTGGGTTCTGTAACATTCTGCGTTCCTGATACTTGACAGAGATAAATCCTTATGCTATGCTCGCAAAGGTCACAAGTCTCAGACACCTTTAATATCTTGTTCAATCTACTCTCAATACACCTAGATTACATACAGATTCTACACACACTTACCAAAAGGAATAATTAACAGTTTTATATTTATAATACTATTTAAAACCTTGATTTAATGTAATACTGTATCATATTATACCATATTATTGTCCCTTATGAGTATTCTGTTTGGGTTCTGAGTAATACATATGCTGATTAGATTCTGGTAGGATTGAGTTGTCTTTCTGTCCTTTCCTTCTCTTTACATATCTCAACTCATGCCATTGATTCACATAACACAATAGAAGTATATGAACATACTTATGGGGGTTATTCTTATCATATTGGCACTCTGGTTTCTGTCTCACTGCTGTCTCAATCGTAAGATACTGAGAGGTAACTGGAAAACCTTTCTTCTCCTCCGAGGGTGTTGAAACAAAATATACCCATCCCTTATCAATCAGTCCTCCCCTCTCCCAAATTACATAGTCATTTACCTTTGGTTTGTAAGTCATTATGGGATGGTGGGTTGCTTAGAATGGTTTATTTAGATAAGTTAATTGTCTCTTACTGCCTTGAGTTCTCGGAAATCAATCCCTTCCAGTTGTGTTAAGTTCTTGAGAACCTGATCGCATTGTTCCTTTGTCAGATTAACTGCGGTTTGACTATCGAAATCTGTCCAACCTTCTGTAGTTAATCTCAGTACCTTATAAGTCGGGTTATTTGGTTGCGGTGTTGTCATTGTTTCTGTTTCTTATGTGTAAAAAAATCGTCGCTTTCGCCACTCGTTCTGAGAGTATTATAAGTCATTGAGAGATAAATGTCAATGGGGATTATAATATGTTACTACTACTAATATAATAAAGAGTATAAGTAAGATCGCATAAAAAGAAATAATCATAGAGGGCAACGAGGATAGTGTACTTGTGATGAGTTCGGACTACATCTAAGTTTGTTTGATATGTGAGTGATTAGATTAACTGCTGATCTATCATCAATTTGACCCAACTTCAAATCAACTGCTTCTGGTACTAACTCATTGAGTAACTCTATAAATCGTGGGTCTTCTGTTACATAGTTTGCAACGTCACTCATAAGCGATTCAGTTAAGTTATCAATGGTTTGTCTTGAAAACATAGTAGAGTTGGGTGGTTATACTTAATTATAACAATTTCCATTCGTATTTGTCAACCATACTTCCACAATGTTGACATCCTAACGCACTCCAACTAAAATGATATACTGTGGTTGTCGTATTACATTGTGGGCAAGTGATTTGTTTACCATTTCGGGATGCTCTGGTATGCTTATTCACTTTTTCTGAAACTAAAGCAAGTTCCATGTCATATACTGATTTCATGTGTTTAGGGGGGTTAGTATTGTACCTGAGATAAATTTCAGAGGTGTTGTAGGTCAATCTGAGTGGACTTATTTGGTATCATTTGTTACATTGACCTGTTATTTGATTCTGGTGGACAATCTTTCATCTAATTTGTCTGTAATACCCAATCTTTCCATTTTGTCCTTCATTCTCTCTTCTCTGAAGTCATCTAAGTTATTGATAATTAAACTTATCCTTGCATTTGCTTCTTTGAGTTCAGTATTACTGATAAAGAGTGAACTGTTCAATAACTTCATTGTAATAAGTGAAGTTGGAATTGCAACAACAACTCCTGTTATAAATGCTGTAATCATTTTTTGCCCTCCTGACAATTACATACTTGACGTAGTTTTGCTACTTTGTCCATTAGTTTAGTCAATCTGTCATAAAGTTCGACTTCTGACTCATTTTCAAATCCTGTCTCTAATCGTGTATATTGTAATGCACTATAGATGTCGTGTAATTCTTTTTTGTTAAAATCAATTAGTGTCATAATCTTAGTCCATTAGTTTTTCAAAAAAGGTTTCGATCTCTTTTGGTAGGTCATCCATCATATTAGTATCTCTGAGTAAATCATAGAGTTTAATCAAATGATACTGTTCATCCCATGTAATTTCGTATTTGTTCATGAATCATACTCCTGTCCATCAAAGTCTCCTTCATACTCATCATCATAAATGCGGATTGATAACTCTGCATCTTGATTTAACTTAATCCCTGCTCGATCAAGTGCTTCCCAAATCTTGTTAGAAATGTGATTATGCTCGTCTTCGGGGATATGCTCAAAAAGGTTTAAGTAGTTTTCCATGTCCTTTGTGGTGTATGTTCTTATTATAATGGATATTGAGAGTAAATCTACAATGTGTGTGACACTAATATAAGTGTCCTACCATTCTCCTACTGGTTGTTGACTTTGTGCTTTTTCGACCTTATCATAGTATTTGTCAACTGAACCCTCTAACTTACTGAAAATGGTTTGTACTTCCTCTGGTATCTCTCCATCAAGTAAGTGACCATACTTTTCCTCTAAGTTGAAAAGGACTACACTTATCTCTCCCTCTGTAAGTGTGACTTTGTGTTCTGTGTTAAGTGCCATTATGCTGCTAACTCCAAAATAGTGTGAACATCAAACAAGTCTTCCCAATCTTCTAAGATTTCTGAATCTTGAAATTGAACTGACCTATCAACAATATCCTCTACTCTCTCATCAACAAAATGAAAGAGTGTGTCGAACTGGTCATCTGTGAGTTTAATAGTTTTCATTAGTCAATACCTAATAGTTTGTCTTGAACTGACTCTACAAGTGGGTGTAGTTGGTCAATATGCTCATCATAGACTTCAAGATGCTTTAGTAACTCTGTTCTCTCATCAAATGTAAGAGTCAAAGTTACTGTCTTTGTGTCTGTGTCCTCTGTTAAAAATTTGGATAGTCTCATTATTCCCCCACAAATTTGTAATTGTACTCTTCAAGTAGAATGTCTCTGACTCTCTCACGATCAAGTGAGTCTCCATCCCCCCATGTGCAAAACTTGTTTGACTCATCACTACATCTTGATAGGTAGTTTTCTGTTGCACCTAAGATGT